AGGAATCACGATTCAGTATGACGAATCAGCAAGGGGGATGATGGTCGCCCGACCCAGTGCTCCTGATACGGTGTTCGTGAATCCGCAGCTGCTCGCCCGGGCGATCGAAGGACTCAGCGAGTTCAACGCCCGTCGCTTTGTGCGCGCCGCAGTCAACCACGAGATCGCCCACCTTGCCGCGTTCAGCGCCTTGTCGGACTCCGACATCGACTACATCGCCCTGAACCTGTCGCCAAGCAAGCTGTGGGAAGTGGCTGACCGCTACTACTCGGCGAGCATCCCGGACGCAGCCACCCGGTTCGAAAGAATCCGGGAAGACCGCGCCGCTGGAAAGCTCAGCATCCGCGAGCTGGCCGACGAGTTCGTCCGCATGGAAATCGAGAAGGCCCGCAGCGGCTTCATCAGCGAAAGCGACTACTCCTTCTATCGCCGCAACCCCAGCATGCTTTCCCGCATGCTGCGTGCACTCGAAGCGTTCATCGCCAAGCTGACCACCCGCATCCGCGGCATCGAAGACAGCGAGATCGCCGCCTCGGTTCAGCGCGCCACGCGAGTTTACAACCAGCTGGTGTCGCCTGCCGATCCGACTGGTTTCGAGGAGCAGCTCAACGTGCTCCGCCGTGACGATGTCACCGGACGTTTCAGCCTGCCTGTGAAGAACTACGGCAACAACTCCTACGACGTGGGAGGCAAGTTCAGCCGCCTGTTCAAGGGCGATCTGCCAAGCGCCATCAGGGCGCTGGTCGGAACCCGCGACAACCAACTGCGTCTGGTAGCCCGCATCTCCGAACAGTTCAACAACCAGATGCAGGCGTTCCGCAAGGCAGGAGTCGTCAACGACGAGAACCTGACGCTGGTTCGCAACGCAATGGGCGACACCGGACTGGTGATCTCCAAGGCGCGCATGGCCCAGATCGAAGCGGTGCTGGATGGTGAGATCACGAACATCGAGAAGACGTTCGAGGATTCCGCGAAGACTGAATCGGACAAACTGATTCATGATAAGGGTGTGGAAGAAGCAGCCGCGCGTCATAAGGATCGCGTGATCAAGGAGTATCAGCTGGTCGCCGACAAGGCCCGCGCCGCAGCTGCCGAGGCGAAAGCCAAGCTGCCACCGAAGGTGGTCAAGGTGATCGAGGACGCACGCGCCGCGATCGACAAGGCTTCCGGAAAGATCGCCACCAACCCGTTCACGCCGGATGACATCCGCATCGTGATCGACGCCAACATGGGGATCTACCTGACCCGCTCCTACTACGCCTTCACGCAGACTGGATGGACCAAGCTGCTGAAGTCCGCCGGTATCGCGCAGGTCGGCAACTCCACGATCGACTTCCAGAAGATCCGCGACAACGCCTTGAAGCATTACACCAACAAGGCCAGCAAGAAACTGGAAGCCGAGATCAAGAAGGCGCATCCGGAGTTCTCGCCAGCAGAGGTCAAGGCTGCGGTCCTGCGTGACACACCCGCCCGGGCTCAGGTCATGTTCGATGAGTTCGTCGCCAGCATGGACAAGAATGCAGCGAACCTCGCCACTGGGCAAATCCTCGCAGTGGATGTCGAGAAGGCGCTGTTCGAGGAAGGCTCCACGGAACCAGTGGTGCGCACTGCTCGGGCCAATGAGCTACGTCAGGAGCTTAGCCGCTTCGCCGAGAAGAAGGAGCTGCCCGAGTGGCTGCGTCAGGCCCTCGGCGAAATCACCGACCCGGTTGAAGCAGCTACCCGTTCGCTGATCAGCGTCTCCAAGCTCGCCGCCAATCAGGACCTGCTGACAAGCACGCTTGAAGCTGGGCTTGACGGAGGCTGGATCACCAAGGACCCGATCGTCGCCGACCAGAAGGGCTACGTCAAACTCTCTGGGGCGAACCCGGCGTACGACGCGCCGCTCGACGGAGCCTACGGCCCACCCGAGTTCAAGAAAGCGTTCGATACGATCTTCTCGAAGAGCGCCCCTGAGCTGGAAGACACTGCCGATCAGGCGGTGCGGAACGGTATCAAGGTCCTGCGTGCAACCGCAGGCGGCGCAATGGCCGCGAAGACCCTGCTGTCGGTCGGCTTCTACTCGCGTAACGCAGTGTCCGACTTCGCCTTCTTCGCCCCACTGCAAGGCGTGCTGCTGAACCCGGCCAACGTCAAGCGTTGGTTCCAGTCGAAGGGTGCGGCATTCGCCAAGAGCCCCGGCGAGCATGAGGCTTACATCCGTGAGCTGATCGAACTGGGCGTGCTTGGCGACGACTCCGGAACACAGGCGCTCCGCGATCAGATCGCAGGATACGCCACGGACGCGGAAGCCACACTCAACAAGGTGGAGCGCAGCGCGCTTGCTGCACAGGGCGAAGCCTACTGGAAAAAAGCAGGCGGAGTTCCGGCCAAGATCCTGTCTCTTGGGGCAGACCTGAACAACACGCTGTCATCCAACCTCCGCATCGGCATGTTCGAGAACGAGCTTGCAGTTCTGCGCGAAGCCTACAAGGGCGATGAGGCTTGGACGGAGGCACGCCTGAAAAAGGAAGCCGCCGCGAAAGTCCTGCGCACCACGCAGACTCACTCGCAGGTGTTCCCGGTGGTTACCAGCTTCACCAAGTCCGGTCTCGGTTCCCTGATCGCGCCGTTCGCCCGCTTCAAGGCGGAGGTCGCCCGCATCATGATCGAGACAGTCAAGCTCGCCAGCGAGGAACGCGCCAGCGACAACGAGGTCATCCGCAAGCGGGGCAACCAGCGCCTCCGGGGCTATCTAACCACGCTCACCCTGATGCCACTTACCGTGGCAGGCGTGGTCAGTCTAGCGTTCGCCTTCGCTTTCGGGGACGACGACGATGTGGCGGAAAACAGCATCCTGAGTTACTTCCTGCCGCGCAACGGCGAGGAGCTTCGCCGTGATCAGGCCCTGCGCGCCGGTCTTGCCGACTGGCAAAAGGGCAACACGGTCTACTTCACGCAGGTGGGTGACAAGGTCCGCTCGCTGGACATGACCTTCATCAACCCGTTCGCGCTCTACACCGACCCGATCATGCGGTCATATGAACTGATCCGCACCGGCAAGGAAGAGGAGATGCCGAAGGTGTTCTCGAAATGGGTGTCCGGTCAGCTGGTTGGTGACCAGATCGCGATTGGTGCGGCGATGGAAGCGTTCAACAACAAGGACGAGAAGGGCAACCCGATCACCACGGAGGACACTCCATTCCTTGAGGCGTTGACCACCCGCACCACTTACGCGCTGAGCCAAGGCTACAAGCCCCCGGTAGCCAGCTTCGTGCAGAACTTGGTGTCGGGCGAGAAGGGTTCCCGCAAGCCGGTGACCGAAGACGACAAGGCGAGCAACCGCAGCGAGATCCTGCTTGGAGAATTGCTCGGCGTTCGCCCCCGCGTTGACGAGGTCAGCACCTTCTACAACCGGGCGATCCGTAGCGCGGCGCTGACCTACTCGCAGTCCCGCCGGGCAACCGGAATCCTGAAGTCCCGCTCGCCGCTTGACGAGGATCAGATCACCGATGCAATTCAGAAAGCCAACCGCGCGCGGGTCTCCGCGTTCGGCACCGCCGCTGAACTGATGAAGGAGTTCGAGAACATGGAGATGACCCGGGGCCAGCTGATCAGCGCCGGAACAGACGCCGGGTTCTCCAAGGACCGGTTGAACAAGGCACTCGCCAACAGGACTGATCGCTGGACTCCGTCCCGCGACGACCTGAAGGAAGTCTATGACGCGGGCCAAAAGGCGGACGGCAACGGCGCGGGTCGCCTGAAGCGGGTAGTGGCGGAATCGCTGAAGTACCCGGCAGTCCAAGTGCTGAATCCGTGAACGCAAAAAAGCGGCACCCGCCGTGAAGCAGGTGCCGCTTTTGATGTGTAGTTGTGCGTCTAGCGCGGGATTAGGGGGTCGCCGCCTCGCAATCAAGCGCAGCGTCTTCCCATTCGAACCCGAAGGTGGGATCTCGGAAGCGGCGCGCCGCTTCTTTTAGCGCGGAGGCCATCTTTTCACGTTGGCGAAAAGCAGCCCGCATCTCCTCGTAGTCCTTGATGTCCACCTCCACGAACCCGAGCCCGGTAATCGCGGCTTGGGATCGGTTGTATTTTTCCCAGTCGATCACAGTGCACCTCCTAGCGTTTGGAACAGGGCAAGGGCGCGATGTTCGGCGGAGGCATGAGTTACGTGCCAAGCTCCCGGTATTCTTTCTGAACCCGTTGCAAATATCAGCCTCGCATGGTAAAAAAGCCGCTCTCTTTCGCTAAGAACTTTCTCTGCCACATGACAAGTGTCGAGGCTCGCGAACAGATCCGGTACGTTATGGCGAAACTGGAGTTCTCCTGCCGGGTCCATCCACCACTTCTCAGGCATGCAGTATCCCTGAGTCCGTGCCGCTGTATCCGGATGGTCGGGTGGACGCCACCCCATTTTAGAGGCGACGAACTCGTTGATCATCTGTCGCTGATCCAAGGTAAGTGATTCGTGGTTCATGATTCCTCCTTTCTATTCAGGGTGGCGAGGGCTTCGTCAATGGGGCCAAGTAGGAGGCAATCATCGCAATCGCATTCGGGTTGGACTCTCCATTCTGCATACTCGTTGCGGATCATCCTCAGCAGGTCCGCCAGATTGTCACACTGATTTCGTGTCTCTCGGTAGGCTGACTGCTCGACAACCATCGCGTCAACTACAACAGCGTAGGCAATTCTCGCCTCGTCGCGCTCGCGCACTAACTCGTTGTGCCGCCCGATCATGTCTTCCAAGGACTCTCGGGTGCAGAGGAACAGGGGGCCGCAGTCCGCGAGTGTCAGCATGCCGTCACGGGATCGGTGAATGGTTGGCGCGCTCACTTCGCCACCTCCTTCCCGACCACGTAATCCCGCTTGAACGAGAACCCATTCCGGCGACCGTAGAATACCACGGTACCCGGCATCAGGTTCAACGAACCACTTATCATGTCCACCGAATCGCCTCGACGCAATGCCTCGACGACCTGCTCCTCGTTGCTGTTCCTTGGCCTTCCACTTTTGCCTGACTGGTAGGTGTAGACCAGATCAGGAGTCAGCCCGGTGGCGTAGGCGATCCCCTCGGCGCTGATGCCAAGACCTTGCAGCCTGCGAATCTCGCCTGCCACCTCCTTCTTGCGTGCGCTGGAGTGTTTCGGAATCACGATTCCGTTGCGGCTGCACACCTGATAGACGGTCTGTATCTTGACGCCAAGCTCGGCGGCGACTTCTGGCACAGACTTGCCCTGCTCCAGAAGCGCCTGCATCCGGACGGGTTGCTTGGGTTCCTTGGTGCGGAGCCCGCCCTTCAGCTGGAGGGTGCGTACCCGGGTCTCGGAGAGGCCAAGAGTCTCGGCGATCTGTTCCTCGGTCTTGCCGTCAAGCATCAGCTTGGCGATCTTCATGGTCTTGTTCGCCGCGTTGGATCGCGCCTGCGGTGGCATCTTGATGTTGTGGTATCTCATGTGGGCTCGGATGTTTCCTTGGTTGGTGCCGAGTTGTTCGGCGATCTCATTCACTGTGCGTCCTGCGGATAGCAGGTTCCTGATAAGGGGTTCGTGTTTCATGTGTCTTGTGTGTCGAGTGTTTTGATGTAGTCGCTGACGAGCTTGATGTCGTCACTGTCAGATCCGCCTACCACCAGTCGGTGGGCAGCGGCGCGGATTTCTGCGGGGCAGGCTACCGAGCCTCCCGCCAATCGGTATAGCAGTTGTTTGTTCATGGCTTGTATCGTCTCTTCAGTTCCTTCACCACGGCTGCTCCGGTTCCCGTAAGTCGGTAAACCGCAGAGCCGTCGCGAAGCCAGTTTGTTTTGGTCAACAGCCCGTCCGCCTCGGCCCGCTTCAATGCCGACTTGGCGAAGCGAACCGGGACATCGAGCATCGGGGCAGCCTCTTTCGAGGACACCCCATCCACCTCCGCCGCGACCAGCACGGCGAAGGTGGAACAACGTCTAGCACCAAGCGTGGCAAGTGCAAGTAGAAACTGTATCATACAGTGGTCTTCCTGCGCGCGTCACTGATGAACTCCTTGGCGACCAAGAAGTCGAACAGCACCGGGTAAGTCTTGCGCGACTTGGACACGAAGTCCAAGAACGTAGCGGCGTTACCGATGCTGGTCAGGCTGGTGGTTGCTGGCCGGGTGAAGGCCAGCACCGCCTCGACGAACTCGATGTTGCGGACAAACCCGCCCGGGTCCAGCGTGCCCCGGAAGATCCGGAACTCGATGGTGTTCGAGCCGGAGGTGTTGACCGCTTCGTATCGGTCGCCGTACTGCGACTTGCCGCTGGTGAGGCGCTTGTCTTGGAACACCGCATAGCGGGAACCCTTGCGACCGGCAACCGAGCTGACGATGCGGGACATGTCAGGCGAGTTGACGGTCACCAGAATCCGCCCGATCCACAGCGCACTGAGCGGCTTGCGGCTAACGTGGATGTGCATGCCGCAGTAACCGTTGCTCCAGCTGGACATGTGGCGCGTAACCTCCGGGTCGTTGAGCGCACTGGTCCAGATGCGCTTGTGGACAGCAGGCGAATCCGGGCGGGTGACCACCTCGAATCCTCCGCACTCGATGCTACCGTCGTGCTTGAAGACTCCGTACTTGGCGAAGTCATCCTTGTCCGACAGCGCGTCAGCCATGACCCGGGCGCAATCGTCCGTGTCGTAGCCCTTGTCAGTGCCCACCTCCAGTTCGATGCCGAACTTGAGGGCGACGTCCTCCTCGGGCTTCATGCCAGTAGCGGTGTCGTTCGAGTAGTTGCGGATGCGGGTGCGCGAGCTTCCCGAGCAGCGATGACACTCGCCGTTCTCGACAAGGTGGTTGAGATACCAGTAGCCGCACTCGCTACAGTAAGTCGCCACTTCATCCAGCTCATGCGCGCGTATCCAAGAATACTCGTGCCCGGTTCGTGAATAGTAGCCGCTTCGGATCTGCATGGCCCGGTGCCTCGGGGCACGGTCACCACTCAATGTCGTGACAGCCAGCCCGGTTAAGCTCCACTCCCCTTCCACCAGCTCGTAGGTTGGGTTGTTGGTTGGCGGCTCCAGAAGGTACTCGTACGGGCTAGACCCATCGGTATGCCAGATGGGAGTAAGTTCGGAAACCGGGTGCCACTTGCCACCATCCACCATGGCCCGATCCCGGCGACTGCGCACGAACTTCCCAGCGTGAGGCCCGCCAGTAATCGCGAACCCATCACCACGCTTCCCGAAGCTGCCGTCAATGAACTGGATCAGATCAGCGTGCCCTTCGGGATACCACGTTCCTGATACGGGGACCGCCTTGTCGCGGCGCAAGTACTTCCCTTCCGCGTGACACCACACTGCATCCTCAGCAGGAACAAGGAAGCGACCTACCTTGACGCAGATAGCTCCATCCTTGCGCGTGGTTCGTGGTAAGCCCGTCATGAGCGCGGGGCTCATGTCGGTGCGCAGCTCCACGCCCAGTTCGAGAAGCTCCTCGCTGCGGTTTACCACGAGGGAGTTGCGGTCTGCGCTCAGCACGCAAAGCTCCAGCCGCTTGCTGTAGTCCTCGAACCAGTAGATGGTGCTTCCGTTTGGCAGTACCGTGTTGTCCGCCGAGGAGAGACGCTCCCCGGTGATGCGGTTGAACAAGCCCTTCTCCGGGATCTTGAGGGCGGTGATGCCCAGCTTGTCAGCGTAGGCCCAGTCGGAGTAGCCTGCGTAGCAGGCACCTGACGGCAGGGGCGAGGTGACTCGGACAAGCCCCTCGCTCAAGTCGCGGATGGTGTATTCCCCAACCCGTGATCCGATGGATACTGGTTGGCCTTCGTAGGTGTACAGGTATTTCATTTTTGATGCAGTTGGTTGTGTTGTGTAGTTGTACCAGTTGAGGTGGTCGTTGAGTTGGACTGGCGGGATCTCCGCCCACCCGTCAGGGTTGGTAGCCCCACAGCTCCTTTGTATAGACCGCATTCGTCCGTAGAACCCGTCAAGTTGCGCTTGACTAATGTAAGCTAATGGCTCATAAGTACTAGGAGGTTCTTCGGGCATCTCAGTTGCAGTGGTGGTTGGTGAATGTGTCAAGGTCATCCAGCATTGAGCCATCGTCCCCGAGCATGGTGGTCATGGCGAGGTTGATGGACGATGCCTTGTTGCTGTCGTGCGCCGCTTCGAACGAGGTGGTCTTCCCGAAGGGGAAAGACCACACAAGGGCGCGGTGCCCGGCTTGTGACTCGGTGAGTGAGAGTCGCAGGGACTCGCGCTTATCTGGCGTGGTGACGACAATCGCGTCTAGTGTTTCGTATTTCATGGTTGTTGTGGAGTATCGGTGTTGGTGATCTTGCAAATGAGGATCTGAACTTGGTTGTCTTTCAGGTTCACTCCGAAGATTCGTTTCATCACGCAGCGGAAAAACGACGTATCCGGTGCGAGGCTGGCGACGTGGCTGCTGATGAACTTGTCCGCGATTTCTCGCGTGATGAGCCCCTCGTTGACCATCGCAAGCGTGGTGTTATGGAGCGTTCGGGTCATGAGGTCAGCGATCTCGTCGCTGCCGTTGATGGATATAATGTTCATGGTTGTTGTTTGGTAATGGTCCAGCCCTTGCCCTCGATCGCCTTGCCGGTGCGCCGCTCCGTCGCCTCGCGACCATCGACCGCGTTGTGGTCGTAGGTCACGGGGGGTTCGGAGGAGGACAGCTCTGGTTGGCAGAAGCAGTCAGGGGATGGGGTGTGTGGTTTGAGGTCGTTCAGTGGGATGATGTGGTAGGTCATGCTCTTGTTGCAATGATGATGGCGAGGGCAACCGCCGCCGGGAGCAGCGTCCTGATGTCCCCGGTGACGAGGAGCAGCAGGACACTGAGGACAAGCCAAGTGTATAGGATAAGTCGCATGGTATCAGACGTGGGTAATGCGCTTCAGGGTTTCATGGTTCGGGATGGAGACGCCGTAGATGTTCTGCAACTCGTCGCGCAGGACCTCCGCCCCGTCCTTGCGGGAGGCGAGCATCTCCAGATCGTAGAGTGTGTAGCCACACTCGCCCAGCTCGGTGACCATCCACTCGTTCTCCTCGCCGATCTCGGCGATGATCATGGCGTATGAATCCTCCTCGCTGAGTCCGTCGTCCATTGCCCAGCCACCTTCGGAGACCGTCTCGGAGCGGGCAGAGAGATAGGCTTCCCAATCCTCTTCATCCATGTCGTCGATCTCCTTGTCGGACAAGGTCTCCTTGACCGGAACGGCGATGACCGGATGATAGGTGGTGGTGCCATCCGCATTCTTGGTGGTGGTCCAAGCCTGCTTGGGCTTGGCCTTGGCGCTGTACGAGTAGCCGCGCGGGTCGGCACAACGCCAGTCCTCGTAGCTGCTGTTGGACCACCAGACTCCGTTCTTCCAGTGACCATTCGCCTCGCCCCAGATGGCGAAGTCGCCGTCCGCATTGAGGAACACCAGCTTGTTGCTGCGACCCACCATCATGTCGCCCATCGTAATGAACTCGGGGCGCATGAAGTACTTGTGATCGTTGAGCCAGAACGGGTGCAGGATGTCGCGGCAGATGTGCCACGTATCGCTGAACGACGGGTTGTCATTGGCTGCCTCGAAGAACATGCCGTTGTGGATCACGGCAGCAGGGCAGCCGCCACCGTCACCGAAGGTACGCAGATCGAACGGATGGCAGTTGTCCTGATTGACCTTGCCATGCGTGGAGATGCGGAAGTGGATGATCGCCGCGTACTCGCCGAAGGGTTCGAGCGCCTTCTTGAAATGCTCGAACTTGAAGAAGCCCTTCTCGACGATGAGCTGACCGTCAACCGCGACAGCGAAGCCAGCGCCATCCGGGTTGTAGTTCATTCCATTTTCGAGGGCGTTCCAATCAGGGGCGATACCGGCTGGTTTGTATAGTGCAAGACACATAATGGTAGTTTGTTTTTGTAGTAGTGGTTTGGGTGTTTTCTGCTGCACCCGCAGCGTCTTATCCGTTTTTCCGAATAGCGGGGATTACTTGGTGTAGAAGTCCTTCTTCTTGAGGAAGGCAAACAACTCCTTGTAATCCTTGCGCCGCTTGGATACGAAGTCAAGGAACTTCTCGGGCTCCGCAACATCGCGGTTGCTGGTGGTCGCGGGACTGGTGAAGGCCAGCACCGCTTCGACGAACTCGATGTACCGGATAAACGATTCACGAATCAGGGTTCCACGGAACAACCGGAACTCGATCGTCTCGCGGGGCGAGTTGTTGACTGCGTCGTACTTGCGCTCGACTCCGGTCTTCTTGCCGTTGGTCAGCTTCTTGGTCCGGATCTCCGCGTAGTTGGTGTTGTACCGACCGGACACCTTGGCGACGATCGACCGCATGGAGGGCGAGTTGATCATGACAAGGATGCGACCGATCCACAGCGCACTGAGCGGCTTGCGGCTGACGTGGATGTGGACGCCACAGTTGCCACTGTTCCAGCTGGTCAGGTTGCGGCGAACCCGCGGGTCACTGAGGAACTCCGAGAAGATCCGCTTGTGGACCTCGGGCGCATCGGGGCGGGTGACGATCTCGAAGCCGCCGTCGTTGAGCGAACCGTCCTCCTTGTAGACCACATACTGGTCAGGGAAGATGGACTCGCACAGCTCGACTCCGTTGTCCGCGTCCCGCCCCTCCACCTCAAGCTCGATGCCGAACTTGAGCGGCACGTTCTTCTCCGGGCGGAGGTTGGCTGCGGACTTGTCGCTGTAGGACTGGAGCCCGGATGGTGGCGACCAGCAGTTGGTGCAGTTGCCGTCCTCGGCGTAGTCGTCATTGCTGAACCGCTCGCCGCAGCAGTCGCAGATGAACGTCTCATCGTTGAGCCAGTCACGGCAGTACCAGTCGCCGCACCACTCCTCCATCTCGTCGATGAAGTAAGCCTCGTTGGTGCCGTAGCAGTAGGCGACGATGTCATCGTCCGCCCAGCAGTCGTAGTTCTCCATGTAGGTGTAGCCGTCCTCCGGTTGCTCGGTCACCCATTCGCCACCGCTGCGGCGATCGTAGTAGTTGTAAACGAGGCGGAAGCAGTTGCTCTTCAGGTGGTTCTCTCCGTCAATTTCAACAGTCATGGTCTTTGGGTAGTAGTTGGTTTCTTCGTCAAGGGTAACTTCAACAGCATCACTTTTCAGGATTCGTGATCCGTTAAGAGTGATTACTGATAGGGATTCGTGAACCCACTCGCCGCTTGTGAGGCGCATGTAGTCGCCCGGAATGTCAGAGTCAGGCACAGTAACCAAGCGCACGCTGGTCAAGTGGTCCCAGTTCCAACCACGGAATACTCTCTGGAAGCTTTCCGTAGTCTCTTCGTCGTACCCGGCGTGTCTCGCGCCTTCCAAGTCCACGAGCTGGACCCCGAAGTTTTCGATATCCGCCACGCGGACCTTGATGCGTTTGATTATACTGAGGGTCCGGAAGTCCATCTCGATGATGTCTCCCACTTGAACGCGCTTGCCAGTGTTGGTGTCAATCCATGCTTTCATATCAGTATGTTGTTTCAATTCAGGTATCAGTTCCAGTCAGGGTGAATCTCTCCGCTCTCGGTGACGATCACGGATTGCTTTTCATGAAGCAGAATCTCCGCATCGGGAGACAGCTTCGGCATGCGGGGTTCGCTGACCCGGCGACCGGCTTGGTCACGGGCAGTGGTGGTGCCGTTGTCGGCGCGGGTGATGTGGATGAATGGTTTCATTGTGTTGCTATTCGTTTTATCGGATAAGGTCAGGCATCGTTGTGGATCTCGCGATCCTCTGTGTGCATCCGGAAGCTCCGCGATGGGTCCATCACATCGCGGAACAACTTGTCCGCTGCTATCTCATCCTCCGCTTCGAGGAAGTAGTGCCGCACCTCGGTGATGCGGTACTTCAACTTCGGGGCAGGGGGTGGTGGGGCAGGCGAAGCCGGGGCGGGTGCTGGCATCGGGAATGCGGGGCGAGCCGCCCGGGGTGTTGCGGGCTGCTGGGCGCGCGCTTCCTGGTGAATGCGAGAGTGGACGCCTTGCCAGTAATCGTGTCCCTCGGGAGATGCGCCCCAGCTGAAGCCACGACCCAGCGCATCCGATGCGGAGGTCGCCGCGCCGTCACTTCGGTAGTGCCAGTTTCCGCTCTGGCTTGCCATGTGTCCAAGCGCCACCTCTGACTCAGGAATCGTGTGCAACCATTCCTCAATCGTGGTTGGCTGGATCTCTTCGACCAGATCGAAGTCGAAGTCACCCGGAGGATTCCACCTACCACGCTCGGTGAACGTCCTGTCCGTTCCGCCTAGGCGGGCTTCGAACTTGAAGAAGCTGTCCACCCGGGAGGGTGGGAGGCTGCGCATGTATCCGGTTGTCTGCCCATCCCGAGTCCGGTATCGGTAACCCGGTCTGACGCGGAACTCGCCGAGGGGTGCCGGGGTAGCGGGCGCAGCTGGCGAGGTGAGCAGGTTGCCGTGTTCGTCGCAGGGATCGCAAGACCTGTGAGCCATGTCCGCCCGATTAAAACAGGAGCTTACCCAACGGGAACCGGGTTCCCCCCTCGTCTCACCGTTCCCCGATTCAGGCATCCGCCATACCCGATTCGTGATTCGGGATCTGAAGTACAGGAACTCCGGTTGAGTGGTTACTGGTTCGGGTTCGGGAGCAGGAGCGAAAGCAGGTTCCGGGGTAAGCGATTCGTGATTCGTGGTGGGGAAGTACTCGGTCACATTGGCGAGCCCCCAAGTGGATTCGACCATGTCGTGGAGGTTCATGATCGACGCAACCCATGTGCGCCCACCGTCTTCAGACCGCCAGCAATCGGTGTCATCAGTCGGGTCACCGGTTACCCGGGTGCGGTAGTGGTCTCCGTTCTGGTGTCTGAAATACCGGTGGGTAGGAGCGGGATCAGGTGTCGGTTCATTAGCAGGCTCTTCGCCCGGGATAGGTGGGAGTTCGCCAAGGGACACGGCCCGCCAGAAGTCATGCCCCTCAGGGGAATCCTCCCAAACGAATCCGGTCACGAATGAATCACGCAGGCCGACGCATTCATCGACCAAGGTCCGGGCTGAGCTGTTGTCGATCGCCCGCTCCATGTAAGCGGCGGGCAGGGTTTCAAACCATTGTTGTCTCGTCATTTTCGTAGGAGTTAGAGTTCGATGAGGGTGTGGCGGGATTCGACAGGCGAGCCGCAAGCGGTGCCGTCTTGGTTGTACCAAGTGTTGTTGTCGCCAAGGTAGGTGGTGATTCCACCGTAGCTGGACGAGGTGACGATGGTGACCTGCTCACCTTGACGGTTGCGATAGACGCGACCGAGGATGGGTGAGGCAGGGGAGGACTGGTCGAGTGTGACCAAGGCGAGTTGGATGTTGGTTTTCATATTCGTTTTATCGGATAAGCCTGCTTCTGCCGCAGGCGAGGGCATCAGTCGATGGAAAGGTCAGGGTTAGGGATTTCGGGAAGGCCCCATCCAAGGAGGTCCGTGAGGCTCATGGTGTCTTCATACCACTCGGACTCGCTGTGGTCCCGCGCCTCCACCACGCCGGATGGGTGTACCCGCCATGTAGCCTCCTCATTTTGAAAATACCGGTAAGCGGGTTCCTGATCGGGATTAGCCAGCAAGGCGAGAGCCGCCCGGATGGCGGTCACGCCGGTCACGACAGACGGATCATAGTCGTCCAGCGGACCCTCCAAACTTGAGATGGACTCATCGGAGCCGTCGCTGCCTACTTCAATGTCCGTATAGCGGATGAACCCGACCAGCCCGGAAATGATTTCCAGCGGGGTGAGGTTGCCTGCTTCTGCCGCAGGCTCGGCTTCTTTTGGTTTGCAGTGTTTGCACATGGTGTTTCAGTGGAGGGAGATCAGGATATAGAGGATGGCGAGCATCGCAAGGGCGAAGACCCCGGCGAGCAGAGATTCCCGAATCCGGAATCCTGCTGCCATGAAAGCGGCAGGGGTTCCGAGAAGGGCGCAGGCGATTGCGGTTTCGATTGCGTAGTTCACGTTATTCGTTTTTCCGGATAAGGGTTTAGATTCTCTTTGATTCAATGATGCCAGCATGCCGACCAAGGGTATCCCGGTCGGTCATCGGGTTCAGCCCCCAATGAATGGCGACTTTCTTCTTCGCGGCTTCGTAGCTTTCGGCTTCGTAGCTTTCGGCTTCGAGCACCACGGTGTCGTGCATGTAGGCGTTGTTGACTCCTCCGTAGAGGTGGGCGACGTAGGTCTTCATGTTATTTGGTTGGTTTGTAGAGAACCACATCCCGCCCGAGAACCGGGCAAGGTGCGGCGAGTTTGGGGAGAGCCTTGCGCGAGGCGAGGTAACGGATGGCTGCGTCGATGGACGCTTGTTGCTGTGGGTTCATGGTGAGAGGGAATCCCTTATCCGTTTTACCGGATAAGGGATAAGTGGTTTAGATAGCAGGGATTGGTGTGATCTGGATAAGCCCACCCTTGAGGGTGGACACCTTGAATACCGTTCTAACTAGCTGAATACTAGTTAGAACGTGGAGTGGATCGGCAGACCAGATGATGGCTGGCTTGCCGCTGCGGAGTTGGGCGAGGGCTTGGTTTTTCACTTTGTTATTTGGTTTCGGGTTGGGCTTATCCGTTTTACCGGGTAAGGTTAGCGGCCTGCCTCCAGTGCGGCGACACGCGCGGCGAGGGATTCAAGGGTGACCGGCTCAGGCTCAGGTGTGGGCTCGGGCTTCTCCTCAGGAATCCCGGTCTCGACCAAGGTTCCGAAGCAAATGGTTCCTGATTCGAGACGCCCGCAAGTGATAAGTGATTCCTCCAGTGTTGGGTTTCGCCACAGGCAAAGGCCAGCAAAGATGCGAAGTGCCGAGGCGAGGGCTAGCGTGCAAGTAATTGAGAAGCCTGCTTTGATGCCGGAGCCTGCTTTGATGCCCTCGCCTGCTTCGATGCCCTCGCCTGCTTCGATGCCCTCGCCTGCTTTGATGCCCAAGCCTGCTTTGATGCCCTCGCCTGCTTTGATGCCCAAGCCTGCTTCGATGCCCTCGCCTGCTTCGATGCCCCAGCCTGCTTCGATGCCCTCGCCTGCTTTGATGCCCTCGCCTGCTTTGATGCCGGAGCCTGCTTTGATGCCCTCGCCTGCTTCGATGCCCTCGCCTGCTTCGATGCCCTCGCCTGCTTTGATGCCCCAGCCTGCTTCGATGCCGGAGCCTGCTTTGATGCCCTCGCCTGCTTTGATGCCCAAGCCTGCTTCGATGCCCTCGCCTGCTTCGATGCCCCAGCCTGCTTCGATGCCCCAGCCTGCTTCGATGCCGGAGCCTGCTTTGATGCCCTCGCCTGCTTTGATGCCCAAGCCTGCTTTGATGCCGGAGCCTGCTTTGATGCCCCAGCCTGCTTCGATGCCCCAGCCTGCTTCGATGCCGGAGCCTGCTTTGATGCCCTCGCCTGCTTCGATGCCGGAGCCTGCTTTGATGCCGGAGCCTGCTTTGATGCCGGAGCCTGCTTGAGCACGGATAAACCCTTTCGCGGATAATGAACCAGAGAACCGGACGTATCCCATATCGGGGGCGATGTCGATGTTTCCGTCATAGTCATTGACGGGGGTTGCTCCGATGTAAAGGTTGTCGGAGTTGAGGTCTGCTTTGGTGATGAGTAGTGTTTTCATTTGGATAAGGTGCCCCGCGTTTCTGCTGCTATGGGTGATGGCTTCGGTTTATGGGAGAGCTTATCCGTTTTACCGGATAAGCGGAGAACGATTCAGGAATAAGGAAACCCTTATCCGTTTTACCGGATAAGGGTTATGCTGTCCAAGAATAGCGGCCACCGTTGAATCCGGTGCGGCGAATGCGGTCATTGCAAGGGTTGTCCGTGCATTCGCCCCGGTAATACCAGACCGTTTGGCCCAGACCGTTCGGAGTCTTGCCCTTGGTTACGTCACGGGCGATGAACTCCTTGCCATAGTTGCGGACGACTTGGCCTTCTTTGAGTGTGCTTGATTTCATGATTCGTGGTAAGTGATTCGTTATTCGTTTTAACGGATAAGGGATTCGGGATAAGTGAAGCAGGGCTTACCCGATAAAACGGATAAGCCCTGCTATAGTTAATCCTCACGCCATCAGCGCGGCAAGGAGTTCCTTAACCTGAGTCTTTGTAAGCGAAATCGCAAGTGCTGCTTTTCCAACACTTTCGAGTTGTGCTTCAGAGAACTTCACCTTAGCCTTGCGGGGACGCGGCGCGCTCTTCCGGAGCACGAAGTCATCCGACACGTCGCGGAGGATGTCCGACATGTAGGTCCGGGAATACCCGCCCTTTTCAGCGGCAGCAAGCGCCGCGTTCCGGAACTCAAGGACGCCGTGACGCTTCACGCTTCCGTCTTCGTTGTAGTACGTCCAATGTTCTTCGCCCCCATCCTTGGACACGATAAAGGAAAGCCACGCTTCCCCGAGGATGTTAACAAGCTTGCGCTCTTCCTTGTCGATGACAGCAAGCTGTCCAGTGATAAGGGCGGCAAGGGTTTTGACGAGGGCGGAGTTGATTTCGTTTTTCATTTGGTTTGGTTTGTTGGAAAGAAAGGCGTCATTGCCTCTCACATAGGGGGGAGGGACGGGGGTCTGGGAACCACGAATCACGAACCACTTATCCGGGAAAGCGGATAGCGTTGCCCCTGATACGGGATACGTGATTCATGGTTCATGGTGAGGGGCGGCGGTGGGTAGTGGACTTTTTCTGCTGCGTTGTGTTGTGTTGTGTATATAGCTTGCAAAAAATTTCTCTGAATTTGGCGGATAAATTTATGGGTATGATTTGCTCAATAACGCGGCAAAAATCTTGAGCGACATCTGGCTCAGGCGAGGTCGGTAGGCGAGCATGAAAACGGGGCGAATTTGACCCCGAAGCGGGGGTCCCGAGACGCGAAAAATGACCCGTTTTTGCGCCTGTTTTGACCCCTATTTCGCCGGTTTCTATTGTCCTACGTGGGACATTTAGAATGTAGATATCTGTTAAATGGAAAGTTATTCGTGGTAAGTTATTCATGGCTAGTGTTGCGGAAATAATCCGAGACTTAAATATAAATGGGTCGTTGGATATTTGGCCAACACGGCTCTCTAACAGAAAAGGTATTTTTGTCCTAGGCGAGAGGGTGCCCGGAGGCGAGTAAACCGCTCAACCCGTAGCAAAAGGCTTATGAAATAGAGCATTAGATTAGCGACACTACACGCTGTCTCCTAAAAAGAATAAGAGACTACGCACATGTGTACACGTACATGTAATCTTTTTCCTTCCTCTATCGTAGTGACGGGAAAATAATGCCCAGTTGATTTTCTTCTTGACGGAAGCGGGTCGCCGGGCTACCTTTCCGCCATGTTCGAAATCGTAACCGCGCCAGCCGTCGCTCAGGGCACCCCGTCAGACCAGACCTTCACCCTGCCCGAGTTCCCCGCCCACCGCTTCACCGAATCAGGAATCCCGATTCGGGTTTCAGTTCCCAAGCGCGGTCGCCAAGTGCCCCTCGGCGAAGAGAAGCCCATCCGCGTCGAAGGCGACAAGGAGTGGTATCGCCTGTCCCACATCAGCGGAGCGAACCGGGTGGTCTCCCGTCAGTCGATTCGCGGAAGGCTGTTCGGGTTCGGCAACGACTCCGAGTTCCTGTACGAGATCGCCGAGTTCCCCAACAACCTCTTCGACATCGGGGGCAGCGCCTATCGCCGCAGCAACAGGAAGCCGGTCTCCTTCATCGAAACCCACCTCATGGGCGAGAAGCGATATCGCCTGTGGGACGCAAAGCGCGGCAGGTACCGCGGCATCTCCAACGTCACCCTCGCCCGCTACCTCAAGGGCAAGTGCGCTTTGGACCACGCCTACCTTCCGGAGGACTACAAGGCTGTTGACCAGTTTCCGGGATACGGGTTTCATCCTTCTGGCGACTCCGTGGTGCGCTACTTCTCCTTCTCCCAAAATATCTCCGCCCCTCGCGAGCTGAAGTTCAGCAACGACTGGAGCGTGGTCATCACCGACATCGACGGACACAAGCACCGCCTCAACAAGCGCCAGATTGCCGAGCTTGCAGGCAACGAGAACAGCGACTACGCCCCGGAACCCGAGCCCATCTCCGTCTGCCCTGCCGTGTTCACCCGCTCCACCGACCCACGAGACCTCCTCCTGCCCCAGCATGTCGCCCAGTATGACGCCGAGCAGGCCCGCAAAGCAGATCAAAATTCCAGTGTCTCCCCAGTATGGCCTCCACACCTTCGCTGACCCCGTTCTGGCGCAGTTTGTCGAAATCCTCCGGCAAACGCGCTACAGACCCCTTCTAGGCCCAGCAAACGGCATCCCAGCAACTTACCATGAACCCCGAATCACTTACCCCTAACCCCCTACCCGATCCCGAGCATCCGATCGACAAGATCTTCCGAGAGACCGCGGAGGCATTCCAAGCCGCCTACGACAAAGCCTACGAAACAGACTGCCGCAAGATTTACGCCATGCTCGACGCTGAGTGCGAAGAGCTGCCCATCCCCACCCTGTACACCGGGAAAGTCGCTTGGATCAACCCGATACCCTTTATCCCCGAACCATGAACCACTTCCAATGGTACCGCCGCTGGCGTGGTGGCAAGTGGGCTCAAGTCACCGGCCTGATGTGGGGCAGGAACTGGGTCCGAGTCCCCGCCACGAATCAGGAGCCAGTCGATGAGGAGTATCCTGAAAAATGATTCCTGATTCGTGATTCAGGCTTGCATTGAAGCGGCTTACCCCCCGATACTTCGCCCGATGTCAATGACCGGCTTGAACGAACTCGAACTCCTGAACCTCGACGAGAAGGGCAAACCCCCTGTCGAGTCTCGCCTCAAGGATGCCGCGTCAGCCGTCGCCATCTACGGGGTCCTCAAGAAAGCCGACGAGAAGTCATCCATCAACCGGGCTCGCGTCCAAGCCGTCTTCGACGGAGCCCCGCCTTACGACCCCGGTCTTCTGCGCTCCACCGGCCAAGGGCAGCGCACCAACCTGAACTTCGGCGAGGCAGGTCGCTACCTCGATGTTGCCGTCTCCGGCTACGTGGACCTGATCAACGCGGTCCAGACCCTCGTCAACGTGACGAGCACGGTCGGCGAGGAAGCCGACAAGATGCACGACGAGACCGTGATCGCCGAGGAGCTTACCCGCTCGCTGCGCGACTGGCCTGAGTTCCACACCAGCTACCTTCGCCTCGTCAACGAGTTCATCATGCACGGGGTAGGCATCACCTACTTCGAGAACACGCAGGACTGGCGCTTCCGCGTCTGCGGTTTCGGCGACTGCCTCATCCCCCGCCAAACCGTCGCCAGCGAAGCTAGCGTTGAAGTCGCCGTCTTCCGGCGCAACTACATGCTCCACGAGCTGTACGCCTTCATCTCCGACGCGGAGAAGGCTACCACCCTTGGCTGGAACGTCGCCGAGGTCAAGCGCGCCATGCTCACCGCCTCGACAGGCAGTACGGTAGGCGACTCGTTCGGCGAGTGGGAACGCCTCGAATCCCAGCTCAAGAACAACGACCTCTACAACGGAATCCAGTACACCTCGGTTCCGATCCTCCACGTCCTCGTCCGCGAGTTCAAGGGCACGGTCAGCCACTTCATCGTCACCGAAGTCTCGCCCAAGGACTTCATGTTCAAGGCAGTTGAACGCTTCGAAAGTCCGGAGCAAGCCTTCGTTTTCTTCACCAACGGGGTAGGCACCAACGGCACCTACCACAGCGTTCGCGGACTGGGCCAGAAGATTTTCCCGCACGTCCAAGTCAGCAATCGCCTCCGCAGCCAAGCCGTGGACGGGGCGATGCTCGCCTCCTCGGTGATGATCCAGCCCGACAGCCAGCGCGCTCTCGACGAGCTGAGCCTCACCTACTACGGCCCCTATACGGTCCTCTCGCCGAACATCCAGCTGGTCGAGAAGGCGATGCCGAACATCAGCCAAGCCGTCATCCCCGTCATCAACGATGTGGCGGAGCAGATGTCCCAAAACTTGGACTTCTTCACGACCCGCGGCGCTGCAACCGGTTCCCCTTACCGCAGCAAGCTACAGGTCGAAGCCGAGCTGGAAGCTGCCACCCGTCTAACAGCCAGCAACCTGAACCTTTTCTATTCGAGCTGGAGACGCCTCCTTCGCGAGATCGTCAAGCGTCTGGTCAACGGACCCAAGAGCGATGCCGCCGTGCGCGACTTCTTCGCCCGCTGCGAGACCCGCGGGGTCCCAGAGGGAGTCATCAAGGCCCTCGACTTTGCATCTACCACCGCAGTTAAGGCAATCGGTTCTGGTAACGCCTCTGCGCGCTCAGCTGCCCTCAATGACCTTGAGCAGCTGATGCCACTTTTCGACGAGACTGGACGGAAAAACCTTGTATTCGACAGGGTTGCGGCCCGCGTAGGTTACGACAGCGCCGCCCGCTACGCGAGCCCGGCAGACGTCGCCCGCCCCAACAGCGAGGTCAAGACCGCCGAGCTGGAGAACGCCATCATGGAGATGGGCCGGGCGATTACCGTCCAGCCTACCGAGATGCACGAAACCCACCTTCAGGTCCAGCTCCCACTGCTCCAGCAGATCATGGCTGCCATCGAAGCCGGGCAGGCAGACCCGATGCAGGTGCTTCCCGTCATGCAGCTCCTCACCGACCACTGCGGAGCGCACACCGAGTTTCTTTCCTCCGACCCGTCCGCCCAGTCCTTCGCCGCCGGAGCCCGCGAGGTCATGGCGAACGCGGGCATGGTCCTCAACAACCTCCTCCGCCAGCAACAGAAGGAACAGCGCGAAGCCCCAGTGGCAGAAGGCGCGGCCCCCACACAGGAAGACCCGAAGATCCAGCAGCAGCTCCTCAAGAATCAGGAACTTCAACTCCGCATGCAGCTGCTCCAGCAGCAGGCCGAGTCCAAGGAACGCCGCGAGGAAATGAAGTTCCAGCAGGCTCTCGCCCTCAAGGATGCCACTGCCGCAGCCGCGATGCAGAGCGGAAATTCTTCGCTTTAACCTTGAATCTCTATGCCCTATTCGGGTAATGTCCATTCATGGCAGCTCGCAAGACGACCGCAAAGAAAGCGGAAGCCCCACCACCCCGACTCCGTCGAGCCCCCTCGACAAACCAATGGTTCGCGAATCTCGAAAACATTGAACGCCTGCGAGGAATCCTCGAAGACCCAGTATTCATCGCCGCCGTCAACCTGTTGCTGAACGCCTCCCGCCTGAACACAGGAAACCTGTTCAAGGTCCCGGCCCTCATCCCGCTGAAAGCAGCCCAAGTCGCGGGCTACAACGATTTCTACAACGATCTGGTCAGCCTCGCCAAGGCACCCGAAACTTTCAATCCGACGCTGCCCGACGAGTGGTCGCATATCGGATCTGAGGAAGAACACGAAGCCTAACAACTATGTCTGAACAAGAATCCGGAGCCTTCGATAGCTCCTTTGAACAAGCCCTCGCCGCTGCGTTTGGGGATATCCCCGAAGTGCAGGAGCCTGAACAGACGCAGGAGGAGGTCACCCCAGAGGTCGAAGACCTGACGGAAGACCCTGAAGTTGAGAAGGAGACCACCCCCGAAGAGGATGCGGTCACGCTCCCCATTGACGAGGATGAAACCCCACATGAAGAGGAGGAAGAGAAGGTTGATACCAGCGGCATGACCAAGTCCGCGGGTCTCCGTTTCAAGGAACTCCGCACCGAACTGAAGGCTGAAAAGCAGGCGCGCATCGCCCTCGAACAGAAGGCTACCGCTGCGGAAGCCCGCCTCAAGGAGTTGGAAGGAACCGGCAACATCTCCGAGGAACTCAAGCAGAAGATCGCGGCGTACGAGTCCGAGCTTCAGCTGTCCCGCCTCGAATCGACTGAAGCCTACCGCACCGCGGTCACCGAACCCCTCAAGGAAGTCGCCACGATTGCTGATGCCATTGCCCTCAAGTACGAGATCAACTCGGACGAGATCCTCGACGCGCTCGCGCTGACGGACCAGACCGAGCAGGACGAAGCCTTCGAGACACTGCTTGCCGGTGTCAACGAACGCGACAAGCTCAAGATTTACGCCCTCGCCGAGAAGCTCCCGGCGATCTTCGACCAGCGGCAAAAACTGCACGAGAACAAGGAGCAGGCTCTTGCAGAACTCGAAGCCCGCAAGGCCGAGAGCGAGCAAGAAGCTGCCGCCCAGCGCGCGGCTGCCCGCAAGGACGCCACTGACCTCGTTGCCCGCCGTGTCGAAGCCAAGTTGCCGTTCCTCAAGACGATCGCTGGCGTGGACCTTGACGCGATCAAATCCCAGATCATCGAGACCGACCTTGAGTCCCTCGACGTCGCCAACAAGACCTACAATGCTTTTTCGGGCCGGGCACTGCCCAAGCTCGCCGCGGCGTACAAGGCTGCCCTCGACGAGATCGAGCAGCTGACCAACGACCTCGACGGCTATAAGAAGTCCACTCCCGGAGTAAATGCACGAGGCAACCAGCAGTCCGCTACACCTTCTGCGGAACCCGGAGTTGCCTTTGCCGAAGCCGTTGAACGAGCCTTCGCCGGAATCAGGTAACACGAACCACTATCCTCTAACCCTGACTCGCTTATCGCGGGTCAGGGTTTCCTTGTATGAAAGCCCCGATCGAAGAACGCATCGCTGCACACCCTTTCTGGACTGGCGAAGTGCTGACAGAAGAACAGTGGAAAGCCCTACTCGAATGGCGGAAGTCGAATCCTGATCTAGTGTTCCGCCATACAGATGAAGTTGCTGAGGGCCGGTTCTTCAGGAACTATCATCCCCGCTCCCGTAATGGAATCAACGCGGGCACTAAGGAGAGCATGGAGAAAGCCAAGGAGCACAAGAAAAAAGACTACCGCGAGAACAAGGAGCGCCACAACAAGAAAAGCCGAGAGTTCCGGGAGAAGAACCCCGGCTACGCCAGCGCGTACATGAAGAAGTGGTTGACCGAAAATCATGAGCGACATCGGGCATCAGCTATCGCGTACCGAGAAGCAAACCGCAGTCTATGTGCTGATAGGGCTCGGGACTACTACGCGAGGAACCGGAACAAGGTAATCGCTCAAAAGACAGCATACACGCGCGAACGGATGGCCCGCGATGAACAGTTTTACTTACAGAAGAAAATGTCCGCCCGCCTCAGAATGGCTCTGCTCAACGGGCAACACAAGAAGAGCACTCGAATTGATGCCGAATCGGTAGAGTTCCTGCTGTGGCAAGCAAAGAAGCTGGGGGTAGACGTGCGGGATTATCATGTGGACCACTTGTTTCCGATCTCTTCTTTTGATTTGTCAGATCCAAAGCACCAGCGGGTAGTGAACCTACCTTGCAATGTGTGGCTCATGTCAGAGGCGGGTAACTTGAAAAAGAGCGATCGGTTCCCTACTGAAGAAGAGATCGCAGCGCACGGAGACCTACTTGAGGAGTGGACTCGAACGAGAAGCGAAGTTTCTGCTTGAATGTTTTATCTCTAATCGGCTATTCTTCTCGCAGCTGAACGACGAAACTCCTTCGCTGGGTAGGTAACCCTTCTATAAGTAGTCCTAAGCAGAATCGGAGATAGGCACTTGTGCCGCTGTTACCTTTGACTCCAGTAACGACCAACCGTGTAACAGCGAGTGCTGTTACGATTCTGTTTAATCCCTCTACTTACCTACTCCCATGGCTGGATCATTCCCACCCGCTTCTAGTTCTACTGCCGCGATCAACGAGTTGCTTTCCCAAGAAAGCAATCGAATCGGCTCCGATATTCACCGCCAGACCCTCGGCATGTCGCCTTGGATGGACCTTATCCGTAAAAGCGAATTTGCTGACGGTCTCGGTTATCAGCGCAACGTGCTGATTTATGACCGCGCACTTCCGCTCAACGATGGCTCAAATACAGGCACCTTCGATGTGATTGGCCTTAACTGGGCTAACCTTGCTTCGTCCGCCCTTACCTCGGATAACTCGGCTCTCAATAGCGCCGCGCTTATCGCCGGTTCTTCGATCGACAACGTCGGTCCTTACAACAAGACCGCCCGCATCGACTTCACCCGCAAGCTGAAGAGCTTCAACCTTCAGCGCGCCACGGTCCAGTCCCCACGCATCAACGTGGAAGACCTCCGCTTCGCCGCCTATCGCCAAGAGCAGCTCGGTGCCATCATGGACATCCTCAAGGATTCCACGCAGCGCAGCTGGATCGAACGCTACCGCGACGAGTACGAGCGCGTTGCCGCGAACTTCGTTCCCTGCCTTAGCGCCGCTACTCCGATCCTCACCACGGTCAACACCGATGGCGACTCGACTGCGGACGACCTCTTCGAAGGTGCTCAGGTCACTGACGTCAAGATCACCACTTCCGGTGCCTCCAACGCGGACGTTACCCCGACTGCCAACATCTCCAACAAGGTGCTGGACAAAATCTACTACGCCCTCGTTCGTCAGGGTGGTGGTGCCAAGGCTTACGGTCGTGAGAACGCCCGCCCGGTCTTTGGTCTGATCCTCAGCTCGGAAGCCAGCTACGCGCTGATGACCGAAGCAGGATTCAGGGATGACGTTCGCTACAACGCGGCCAAGGTTTCTGACCTGCTCGCCCCGCTTGGAGTTGAGAAGTCCTTCCGTGGCTACTACCACTTGGTCGATGACCTCTGCCCGCGCTACACCATCTCTGGTGCCACGATCACCCGCGTTCGCCCGGAGGTCTACTCCAGCGGCGTGCTGATCATGAACTCCTCGTACGACACGGCTGACTACGAAGCCGCCTACGTCCTCCACGAGGAAGTCATGGAATCCCAGATTCCTAACCCGATCACCAGCGGCGGTTCCGGCATCACGTTCAACCCGACCGACTACAAGGGCAAGTTCAGCTGGCTGAACATCGTCAATGAGACGACCAACCCGGACGGCGTCATCGGCTTCTTCCGCGGCGTCCTCGCCTCGGCCACCAAGCCAATCAAGACGAACTTCGGTTACGTCATCCTGTTCAAGCGCACCAGCACCACCCCTGCTGCCTAATCCCCCGAGCCCGGTTCGCCCTAAACCAGCGGGCCGGGCTCTTCCCCTTTCCCTACCATGCCCACTCTCGACGACGCGCCTATCGTGCGCACCCTCACCTCGCCAGCTGCCGGAGACCTGTTTCAGGTATACGACATCTCGGAACAGCCTACCGGTGCAAAGGTCCTGCCTTTCAGCTCCATCCTCGGCCTCGGGCTCCTCGCCACCGAAGTTGATGACGCTGTCGCCAACGCGGACACCATCGCCACCAAGATGTCGGTGGTCACGGGCACCACTCCTACGGTCACGCTCCCTGCGGTCGCTGGTGCTCTCCGTGAAGTGATTGTCCTCAACACCGCATCAGGAAACCTGACTCTGGATACCCCGGGTTCTGAAAAGATCCTGACCGGTACCGCCGAAGCGGACACCCTCGTAGTCGCCACCGGCAAGTCCGCTTGGCTTCTGTCGAACGGTACCCGTTGGTACCACGTCTCCAACGACGCCTAACAACCTACCGAGCCCGGGACGCTGCTACCTTACCCGGGCTCGGTTTCTTAAAGGCCCCGCGGAGCCTTCACAAGAATCCGCGACCACTTTCCCATGGACCTCGCCTTCCCTATCCCCGCCGGTATTGAACTGCCAGAACTCGCCGAGGGCGAGACCATCGACTTCATGACCACCTACACGGTGTCTGAAGGTATGCTGGTGCCGCTCTCTATCGAGGGCGAGCCAATCGCCGAAGCCGAAGAAGAGTCAGAATCCGAAGAGCCTGAAGAAGGCGAAAGCTTCGGAGCTGCGATCGAGAAGCGCATGGGAGGCATGTCGTGAGACTACTCGCCTGCCTCGCTATCACCCTGATACTCGCCTCCTGTGGCGCGACCATCGGGTTTGAAGGACCCTACACGGGTCTCCACTACGACGTCACCATCTCTGCACCGAAAGCGGTGCTCTTGGAAAAATGAATGACTGGCTCATCAAGTCGATCGGATCTTTCGTACTAGCTGGGGCGTTCTACGCCTCGTCCGCTTTCACGAATCTGGCATCAGAAATCACGACTGGTGAACCACACTCACTTATCACGAATGGCGGACAACTTACCGTCGTCGGGATTCTCGCCTTCGCAGTGGTGACATTGTGGAAGGGCGTTCAAGACCTCCAAAGGGAAGTGCGCACCTCGCTCCAGAGTCAGATCATCAATCAGCAGGGCGAGCTTCAGAAGTCCCACGAAAGCCGCGAGGCGTACACAGAGGCTCTCAATAACCTCATCGCCGAGATCCGTGCTGGTAGAACCGACAAGTAAGCTACGCTATCGGGAACTCCCCGCCAAGTTTGGCAGCAAGTATCGCTTCGAACTGATCGAAGATTTTTCTGTTCGCGTTGACCGCAAGCTCGGTACGCATTCCTTCCGCGACAAACGTGGCGCTGAGTGGCTGAGCTTCGACGGCGACACGATCACCGTTCGCCGGTTCTACAACTGGAATGGCTCCTCGCCAAAGATCGCGGTTGCGGGCAAGTGGATCGGCACGCCCGACACTGTCTCGAACCTCGCGGGTTCTGTCGTTCATGACGCCCTCTACCAGTACCTCGACGCCCACTGCTTCCCGCTGGATCAGGCGGATGCCAACACTATTTTCTACGAGCTGATGAAGCGCGAAGGTTTCGCCTTGTCGGGCGTCTACTTGGGTGCAGTCGCCACTCTCGGCTACCCGTGGAAGTTCTTCGGAGACTTCTTCAAGAAGCCCCCGGAGTGCCACTATCACGGGGATTGAGGTTGTATTGCTGTGCCCTTTCAGGTATCATTTGCCCATGAAAGTCGCAATTTGCGTAGGCCATAGCCGAGATGGAGATGACGGAGCAGAATCCGTATCAGGAATCACGGAATGGGCATACAATGACACGCTGGCTGGCTTCCTGAAGGAGGCTCTTCGCCTGCGCGGAATCGAGTCTGAGATCATCGACCACTACAAGGGCGGTGGATACTCTGCCGCGATGCGTGATGCCGCGGCTCAGGTTGCCGACTACGGCGCTGATCTCGCCCTTGAGCTTCACTTCAACAGCGCGGACTCCAGCGCCAACGGCTTCGAGTATCTTTTCTGGCACAGCTCCAACAAGGGCGCTCGCCTCGCCGCCAGTCTGATCTCCACGCACACCAAGAGCTTCTCTGGTTTCAAGAACCGCGGACCCAAGCCGATCGACGCCAACGATCGCGGCGGCAGCTTCCTCCGCCTTACGCACTGCCCGGCTGTGATCTGCGAACCTTTCTTCGGTTCCAACGAACGCGAGTGGGACTTCTACTCCGTCAACTACTCCAAGCTCGCCGAGGCTTACGCCGACGCGATTGTTCTCTACAAAGATGGCCACTGAAATCGACCGCACCATCAGCCGGGATAGTGATTACGGATTCGCGATCACCTTCTTGGACGATAACGACGATCCCGTAACCGGGGTCGATTTCACTTGTGCCGTTCGCCTGAAGTACAAGACGCCGATCGTCACAAGCTTTGAGGTCGCCGAGGATGCGCCCGGCGTCTACACGTTCGTGCTCACCCGCGCCAAGACCCGCCTGCTTTCGCCCAACCTGACCTACACCTACGATGTCGCCTACAGCCGCGACGGGGCAGTGACCCGCCCCATCTACGGCAATCTGACCATCCTCGGTGACATTTCCCCAATCGACTAATGCCTCTCCTCGTAGACTCTGCTGGTGATGACGTGACGCTGATCCTATCGGATGTCGGCGCTACAGGTCCGTCTGGAACCATCACGGTTGGAACTACCACCACGTTGTCCGCTGGGGCGAGCGCCACTGTAACCAACAGCGGGACGTCTACTGCGGCGGTCTTCAACTTCGGTATTCCTCGTGGGGCTACTGGCGCAACCGGAGCCGCAGGCCCGAACACGGTTACTACCTCGACCACGACTGACCTAAGCGGGTTGCTGAAAGGTACAGGAGGCAACATTGCACTCGCTGTGGCCGGGAGCGATTATGTGCATCCAACAGTGGCAGTTATCATTGACCCTGAAAAATCTATTGTCGTTTCACCTGACGGTACTGACGGCGATAGGGGCACGGCACTACTGGCTGCTTATGCGGCAGCTAAATTGCTGACTCCGGGAGGCGCAGCCCTGTCTCGGACTAACCGGGCTCAAGTGGTCCTACCCCCAGGCAAATACAAGATTGATACCACGTTGATTCTCGACACGGATTTTGTCGATCTGGTTGCACTCGTTCCCGAAAAAGGCGGGGACCGACAGCCCACAGACACGGATCTCCCGATGGCCAACCCGACCGAGACCATCGTGGTCAACAGCAGGGACTCCTTCCGGCCATCGCCCACACTGGTCTACACCGAGACGGTGAAAATCTCGACCATCTTGCAGGACTGCAATGACACCCGCCTTGTGGGGTTCAGCATCGCCCAACTTTCCGCAGGATGGAGAGCCAATGAGGATGTCTATACATCGGTCGGAGCTTTCAAGATCGGCGACGTTGACAACAGCGCGTCTATCTACGACACGATGTACTTCTGGACGGTCTGCACCGAGAACTTCTTCGGGGGTGGAGTTGCTGCTTATCGGGATTTCGATGGTGGGTGGACAAACTGCATCGGGAATGGCTTCTCATTCGTAATTGGGAAAGGCACGTTTGACCCAACCTTTGAGACCAGTGACGTATATGACGGCAAGTTTCGTGCCCGGATGCGTGACTGCCAAGGTGGCGTATTTTCATTCATCGGTGACGGGCTTGAGGACCCTTCGGCGGATAACGCTGCCATCGGCTGCAAGCTCATTCGATGCAAGGCCATCGGCAAATGGTCGGACGCGGATACAGATTCAGGGAAAGGATCGTTCGGCGGCTGCGGTTTCGTCGGGGTGGACATAGATGCGGCTTGCTACCTTGAGGAGTGTGAAGCCGGAAACGGGTCGTTCGGTCTCGGGAAGCAAGTGTCCGCTGAAATCGTTCGGTGCGTGGGTGGGGATTTCTGTTTTGCCTCAGACGGAATCTTCTCAGGCGTGGCGGTTGATTCATCGGCAGGACTTTCTTCCTTTGGTGGGACGAACACCAACACGACTACCTCTTACTGCGACGGTGAACTGCTTCGATGCACCTACAAGGCAGGAAGCTGGCCCACCAACTTGGCGGGCGCTATTCTCACAAATTGCAGCGTCACCCAAGTCACCACCAATCGGGATTGTATCCGACTTCTGGATGGTAATTCGGTGCTGACCAACTGTGATTTTCGGGTGGTCTCTGGTGGAACCGGGGTCCCAATCAACGCGGCCACCGCGAAGTCAGCCGCGATCTACCATTGCCGCCTGAACAACGTCGCATTTGACCCGGACGGACTCGGATCAAATGTCACGAATATCGCGGACAGTGTGATCAACGGTAATGCCGAAACCTCATCAGCGGCTCTTGGGCTCAAGAGCGCCACCACCACGGTTTCTGTTGCATCGGCGACCGCGCCAACAGCCAGACAGGCGTTGGTCGCAACGAGTGGAACGGCGGCAGCATGGACGACTTACGGTGACCTATGCACGGTTGGGCCAAGTGAAGTCTCGATCACTGGCACCACCACACTGACAAGCGCCGCGTTCGGTAAGCAGCACGTCTGCTCGGGTACGTCTTCGGATTATGCGGTCACCCTGCCTACCGCTTCAGGGAATGCAGGGCGCATCACCTCTCTCCGAATGTCAGCGGCTCTTACCAAGTTCGTGACAATCACGGCGGCTGGCTCCGACCTGATCGACGGCACCTCCACCCGGATCATGTGGGCTCAAGAGTCCGCTGTTCTGCTTTGCGATGGGGCTAACTGGACGAAGATTGCAGGCAAGCCACGCCCCATGTCTTTTGTCGGACAGAACACATCGGGAGTGACCGTTTTGAACGAGGAACTGACACCGATCAGCGCCGCCACTCCACTGTCCAACCCGACCGGAGCGATGACAACCACCTTGTCAGGCTCCACGGTTGTTATCATTCGCAGGCCGGGCAAGTATGCGGTGTCCACGACCATCTCGATGACGCGAGCCGGGTCCGCTCCCGGGTTTATATCTTACAACTTCCCGCTGAAAAATTCAGTGGATACGACGTTCTCCAACCCCCAGTTCTCGTCACTTGTCCCAACAGCAACCGATGGAGCCGCGACTTTTTCGGTCATCAATCTCACCTCGAATATTGACTTCGCCCTGTCCGACACCATCTGCATGGGCGCTTTCCAAGCGTCAGGAGCGACCATGACCACCATCACCGACGCCGAGCTTTGCCCGACAATCTCAGTTGTTGAATGCCCCGATTGGTGATGCTGGAGCCCGAACCACTTATCACTTATGCCGATTGACCGAGTCACTCTCATTGTTTCCGATGCAGGAATTCCGGCTCCGCACGCGGCTTCTCACCAGTCTGGTGGCGGAGACGCCCTTGCTCTCGCCGTTGGTCAGATCGCCAGTGTTCCGACAGCACGACTCCTCGGTCGTTACACCGCAGGAACTGGAGTCGCCCAGACCATCTCTCTCGGCAGTGGCCTCACTCTTCCGTCTGGTGTTCTGACCCTAGGTGCGGAAATACTCGCCGTATCAGGCGTGGCGACTACCGGATACCTGAAGCGCACTGGCACGGCAACCTACACGAGCGCGGCTACAGTTCCCTACTCTGATCTCGCCTCAATCCCCGCCGCAATCGACGCTCTGGACGGACTCACTCCTGCGGCCAATAGATTTCCATACTTCACGGGCAGCTCATCAGCTGCTCTCGGCACTGTGTCTGCTTTCGGTCTCACACTTGTGGACGACGCGGACGCTATCGCCGCGCGCACTACTCTTGGCTTGGGCACCCTCGCCACCCAGAACGGAACCTTCAGCGGCACATGTTCTGGCACGAACACCGGGGACCAGACGATCACCCTCACGGGCGACGTGACCGGCTCCGGGACTGGGTCTTTCTCCGCGACGATCGCCAATGATGCGGTGACCTACGCCAAGATGCAGAACGTCTCTGCAACGGACAAGATCCTCGGCAGGTCCACTTCTGGTGCAGGTAACGTGGAAGAGATCACTTGCACACCAATTGCAAGGACTTTCCTAGCCGCCGCGGACGCCCCTAACCAGCGCGCTGTTCTGGGTCTGGAAACTATCGCCCTCCTTCCAGCGCCCACAGGCCCTTACGCAGACGACACCGAAGCAGCCGCGGGCGGTATTGCCGTGAACTGCTTGTACTACACAGCCGCTGGAGTCATTCAAATTCGCCTCACTTAATGTCTATCTCAATCTCAGACCTCTCGCCAGTACGGCAGAAGCTCAAGGCGTTCGTTACCCCGGACGTCGCGGACTACATCGTGTCTGAAACCGTGGACACTTCCAAACGGGAGATCCCCGAGTTCGGAACCCCACACCCGAACGATAAGAGCTACCCGAACCACATTTTCTGTTTCGCCCAGCCAACGTCGGACGAGCAGGGGCTTCTTTACCGGTTCTTCTACGCCGCGCCGCGGGAGAATCAGGACGAGTACAACTGGGAGCACACGGTCGCCGACATCGGCGGCAACAAGTTCAGCGCGGTCACCCGCACCTATGTCAACCTTCGTGACGGCTACGTCCCACTCACGCCGACCATGGGCACCGCGATGCCTGACGCTCCGGCGGGCTTGTTCACCGAAGAGTTCATCCTCGCCTCCCGCGAAGAAAAACGAATCGGGGATCGGGAACTCGATTCAGTATTCATTGTTGAGCAGCTGACTTACGTCAAGCGGGTCACAATCACCGAGGTCACTGTCCGCCCAAAGACCGGCAAGGGGGACGTCGATGTCACCACGCTGTACTACCGTGGGGAAATCTACTCAGGAAGCACCACGATTGAAGACGCGGTGGACACCTTCGACTGGGACGCGAATGGTGATGGCACTTTCAAAAGTGTCAACCAGCTGTCGGAAAACTGGTTCGCGGTTACTGACAAGACTTTTATCGACACGGATACCATCTACCGGAGGACCTCTTCCAAACTTCGCCCGCCGCAGTTCTTCTGTCCGCAGGCAGTCAGCACGGACACCGTCACTACTGTATCGACTGGGGTCCCCTCAACTGCAACTGCGGGCGACCAACAGGAGATCGTCGTCGATAAAGTCGGCCTAGTTCAGACGGTTTCCACTACCACCCAGTCGGGCAGCCCAAGCACTCTGGTAGGGACGGACCTAGACGAGCGGACTGGAGCCACGTTCACCGTGACTCAGGAGTCGGTCCTCAAGGCTGCGGTCGCTCCAACCTCGGTCACTTCCGATGGTCAGCTTGTCACCTACCGGGCGGTGGATGCCTGCCAAGCCATCAGGGAAACCCGGACTGTGTTCAGCACTGAGATCCGCGAGTGGGACATGATTGTCAACTACGAGTGGCCCCCGGTCCTTACGGATTTTGCTTTCACTTTCTGGACTCAGAACGCTGGGCGCATGATCGCGCTTCCGGACTTCACTTACAAGCAGGGCTTCTCTGGCCCGCAGGTAGCGCATGTTCGCCAATGGGTTCAGCTCGATCCGCCTACGGTCACGTCGCCCAATCAGATGATCCCGCAAGGGGCGAAGTTCAACTCTCCGTTGGTGGACTTTACAATCCCGCCGTGCCTGCATGAGGAAATCACCGGCACATGCTTCATCGGCGCGGACGATCCGGAATGGAACGAGGCTACATACAGCAAGGTTTTTCCGGCCACCAATTTCACTGACTGGCCCGACAGCATTGTGTGGACCGAGTCCGACCCCTTCAATGGTGGCTATCGAGTTACTGAGTACACTCTCCCACGACCAGAATGAACAACGTAGAAATTCCTTCGCCCGGGCAGGACCAGAGCGGGCAGGCACAATTTCCAACTGGCGCGACTTCGCGGATGGGTCGGGAATCCGGACTTCCGCGGCCTTCTTTTCCTGAAGTGGGGCGCATCCCCAAGACTCCATTTGAGATCGAGGTTCGGACTACCAGTCAAACGGGAAAGGCTTTTCCCTTCTACGAGAGCCTCTACCCACACGCTTTCTACGGCCAGCGCACCGAGTCTGGGGTGCTCATCTACCCGGGGTTGCTTATTGCGTACATCGAGAGCAGCCAAGGGGGTACGGCGGTCCAGACATTCTACGAGCCAGACGGTTTGACGACATCTCCGCTGTTCGTCTCTGCTGGGAGCGGAGATGCTGTGTGCCTCAAGTTTGACATCGACGCTACAAGCTACGCGATTACTAATGTCTTGGTCGAGGTCGGCACGCCCGGGCTTTTTCCGGCTGGGGCCGGGGGAACCTGCGCCGTAGAGATCGGCACCGTTACGTCAAATGGGTTTGCCCAGAAGCTTCGCAGCGATTTCTACTACACCAGCATCTACTCCGACGATGCCCCATGATCGGCCTTCTGGTATTCACCTGCGCCAAAGATCGGTTGCTCACGCCGCTGTGCATCGAGGCGTTGCAGCGCGTCCCGGACGCAAGGATTATCGTCTGTGACGACGAGCAATTCCCGTCCGGTGTCGAAGGTTACCCGGTCATCCCGTGGAGCATGCGCGGCGAAGGCGGCTGGGCAGGGGGCATCACCCGAGCACTCGCGGAGGCGCACCGCAGGTTCCCGGAGTGCGACGCTTTCGCCACGGTGGACGCCGACATCGTGATTCTCGATCCCAGCTTCTTCGATCTCCCCGAAGGCTGCGCCGTGCGCGGGTGCCCTCGCCCACAGAATCGTGGCTGGTTCTCGTTGCGGGTGTTCTGGGCGGAGATGGTGCCACTGCTCCAAGGACTTTCCGGGCAGGAGGAGGACAAGGTCATCGGTGAGGCCCTGAAGCGGGAGAGCTACGGTCGGTTCGTGGAGGACGGAATGCTCGTCGCCTCGCAGGAGATGAACCCTTCGATGGCTGCGTTACAGCGGCTCAGAGCCCACGCGGTTCACGTTGGGCAGTTCTATGGCGATCACGAAACCCGTGAGAAAGCCCTGATTCAAGCAGAAAACATTGTTCAAGCCCTGCGTAGCGAAGTCGCGCCTTGAATCCCTTATCATTTACCAGTATCCTTTCACCATGCCTGCACTCACTGCCGCACAGATTTCCCAGCAACTAGGCCAGTACATCGAGCCGGGTGGGGACTTTCTTGCCGCCCTGAACCAAGTACTGCCAAGAGTCTATTCGATGGGCTTCTGGCGTGATACCATGTACGAGATCCAGCTGGACGCTGGCAATGGTTACGTGAGCCTTCCAGAGGACACCGAGTCGGTCCTGTCGGCGACTGTGGACAACCTCCCTCGCCCGGTGCGCAACATGTGGCACGACATCCGCATGATCGGAAGGCAGGAACAGGTACCCGGGTACTACGGTCTGATTGACCTTGGCTACTCGCCTGTTGCAGTGGACCTGACCACGGCTTACGGGGTTACTGACGAGGCGGACCTTGACTTCATTTTTGCGGATGGGTTTAGCATTTTCAGAGCTGGGGAGCAGACCGAGCTGACCTTGGAAGAGGTCGCGGGATCAACGATCGAAGTGAAGGCCCTCAACTCATCTACCGGGCAGTTTTCCACTGGAAATATCGGTTTGAATGGTGACGGCCCAGATTGCCTCATCGTGTTCGACAACGAAACTTTTCAAAGAGTGCTGTCCGTTTCTTACTCGGACCTCCCGTTTGACATAGACGTGAGGGTCACATTCGATAATGTGGACTACACGACGATCGCCTCGCTCCCTGCTGGAAGCGGGGTCACCCAGTTCCGTCGCTTCAAGGTCACTGACGCCCGTACCGATTCAGTAGTCACGCTTCTCGTAAAACGGAAAGCCCCATACCTGACTTCTGGTGAGGGGATCGTGCATCTCGGAAACATCAACGCCCTCAAGCACGCTCTGCTTGGGCGGATCGCCGAGGACAACGCTGACGTTCAGCGCGCCAATTACCACTGGGGTGTATGCAAGCAAATGCTCGAAGAAGAGCTGGATGCTTCACGCGGTTCCGCCCGACCGATGATCCAACTATCCGGCTTCGGTGAAGGAGCCTCTCGCCCATTCAACCTCTACTAACATGCTAGTCAAACAACCCGCCCGATTCTACGGGGCCGTAACCGAAGTAGGAACAACCGCAATCACGGGGCAGTTCTCCGAGATTCATTGCATCACCGCCACCACGTTCGCCACGTTGACCGATCTGACGCACAGCGGAGATGTCGCGACCGGGTTCGCCTATCCCGCAGGATTCATCCTGTACGGGAACTTCACGGCGTTCACCCTTACGAGCGGCTCCGTGCGCGCTTACGTCGCCGGGCCTCTTGGTTGAGGCGGGCTTCCTTCTTCTCTATCAGCTCTCCGATCCTCTCGATCGTTGAGCTGAAGAAGTATGCGTAGGCTTCATCGTTCGCCGGGTCAAACTTCTGCCCGCGCTCGGCGAGCAGGATATTGCAGGCGTGGAAGCATTCATGCGCCAGCGTGCCCCAGCTGGAGGGGTCGGACCTCCAAGCTCGCAGGTAGATCAGCACGTCCGCGCCCCCACGAGGACCGTCGAACTGCACGCACTGGCCCTCTGTCTCGGACTCGTCTTCAAGGAAGGTCTCGTACTGCTGCTCCAGAAGCTTGACGAACTTCGGCAGGTCCAGCCCCCACACCACGTCGATCGTGGCATTCCAGCAGGCGTCGAATACGCGGACCTTCCTTGAGTGTCTCATTGATCGTAGAGTCCTTTCACGATGGCGTCACTGAGCTGGGTCGGCGAGCCGCCGAAGGACTCCGCCGCATCCTTTGACACTTGTTCGATCCACTCGCCAAGCACTCCTTCCGGGGGTTCGCCGACGAGATTGACGTTCATTTTCACGTCTCCGGTATTCGTGATTGCGACTTCCACGTAGGAGCCCTCGAACGCGATGAAGTACAGTCGCACTTTTGGGGAACCCGGGAATACGGCTTGCGAGATTCGTGGTTGGGTTAGCATAAGTTATTTGAGAGGCAGATGCACGTAGATTTTCATTGTCCCTGCATTGGCGTCACAACTCGCCCATAACCCCATCTCTTCGATAGCTTTTTCTCTAGTTGGGTGGCGCTCGCCGCTTTCCCATCTGGACCCGTCAGGACGGAAGCCGCGCACAAACCAAGTGCGTTTGCGCGGGCTAGGGACAGCAAAGTCTGGATGGATTTGGGTCATGTCAATCTTCCCAGAGTCCTTTGGTTAGCAGGAATGCCTCTGCCCACTGTGCAGCAGTCGCGCGGTAGACGACCCACGGTTTTTCGTAGCTAGACCAGCCTATTACTCCGGCTGTTAGCCGGTCGTGGAACTGTTCCAGTTGCTTACTGTCCAAGGTCATGACCGCTTCGCGCATCGCGTTGAGGTCTTCAGTGTACTCTTCCCAGAATATAAATTCAGGGTCATAGCTAAGCCCTACAGCCCCACCGGGGTACTCGGTTATAATACACTTCTTGCCTGCTTTATCTTTTATCTCATACCCGTCTTCAGTAATACATACTAAGTGAGTTCCACAAAGCTCGGCCAATAGTAGCGTTTGTTTTCGTATAGTCATCGTGTTAATCCTCTTCGTCGTCGTATTTCTTATCGAGGTCAATCGTGTACCGCTTGCCCTTGCCGCGCGACTCGGAAGTCACGGGCCTAGCATTCGGCATACCAGTGTTGAAAGCTTCTTCAGCAGAAGCCAGCCCACGGGCGAGAGCGTATTGGTCACGACTGAAGCTGAGACCACTGAGGTCCGCGTAGTCGTTGAACAGCGAGCGCAGCATGGTCGCGGTGCCTTTCCACTCGGAAGCTCCGGTCGCGTCACGGTGGACACGGGCGAACATTTCGATCGCCTCGATCGCCGGGGCGCGGCTGCCGTTGTCACGCGCTGCGTTCATGATGAACGGGTGCATGTAGTGGCCCACACCGAAGCGGGCGCTGCCGGTAATCTGCTCGGGCACTTCCCAGTCCAGCAGGAACCGCGCAAAGTAGGGCATCTCATCGGAGATGATCTTCTCAAGCTCGTGGTTCGGTGGGAACTTCGGCTTGTGCTTGGTGCTGACCCGGAATCCTAGAAGCTTGTCGGCGTTGCTCACGTCCAGCGAGGGGACCACAGCGAGGGACTGCACGTCCTCGTTGAGCGAGATGATGATTCGCCCCGCCCATGGAATACGCACGCTGTCCTGATACTTCGCCATGACGTCGATCATCGGGTTGGCGATGCGCGCCTTGAGAAGCTCGGTGAACTTGCGGTGGTCCGCAGCGTTGGTCGCCGAGGCGGTATCGTCGATCGACCACACCGGGTTCTCGGCCAGCTCCTTGTTGAACTGGGTCCGGGCTTGCAGGTAGTCGCTGGCAGTCGCCGCGCCGCCCAGAAGACCCGCGAGGATCTTGTTGCTGAAGAGGGTTTTGCCCATTCCGGTCGGCCCGACTAGGATCACAGCCTGCCCTTGGTAGAGGTAGCCGTAGTGAAGCGACTCGTAGGCGCGCTTCATCCACGCGAACAGGTAGTCAGCCGGGTTGGAGCCGTCTGGGTCGTCCAAAAAGTTCTGGAAGAAGCCCGAAAGGAACGGGAAGTCCTTTTCAGTGGCGGCTTCGGCGGGGATTACCGACTTGTTGCGGTTGCTGTTGAGCACAATCGAGCCGTTTACCTTCACGATCCGGTCTTTCTGGTGAAGGATCGGGGCGCACCCGTGGATTCGGTTGTGCGCTTGGATGTGGAGCAGTGCTTGCTCGACCTCTGACACCCGTTGACCCTTCTTTTTCTCCGCCGCAAGGCCGATTGACCGCAGTTCCATGGTCAAATCCTCCTTGGGGAAGTCAAAAAGTCCGTTCGCCGTAAAGCGGTAGTACCTTTTGCCGTCGTACCAGATGTCAGAGACCGCTGTGTTGACCTTCTTCTGCTCGAACGCAGACACGAAAGCCCCACCAAGGATCTCAGACCAGCTGACGAAGCCCTTTCCGGCGCGGTCGCTGAAGCAGATGATGCCGTGGTCACCCACCTGCCCACCCTCGCGTTCGATCCCGTCGTCAATCCAGAACAACGGGACGCGGGAACCCATCTTCAGGCCATTCGGCAGCCTGTGCGCCCAGCGCCTGACACATTCCTCCTCGACTGCGTCGATCGGGATGTTGATGTCAGTGCCGATGGTCTTCTTGGAGGTAGTGCTGAACAGCGCCTTGGTGATGAACTCAGGCGGGACGAACTCGCCCGTCTGCGTCCAGTCGAAACCCACCTCGTAGTACTGCGAGGGGTTCAGGGAGCAGTTGTCGAAGCCCGCCGCGAGCGCCGGAGCGTTGATCGCCTTGGCGAACTCGGACAGGAAGGGCTTGATGTACTCCTCCGAGATGACCAGAGGCTCAGTGAACAACCAGACAAGGCGGAAGTTGCCGCTGCGCGTCCTGTGCGCATAGGTCGGCATGAGCACCATGCGCGGATTGGTCTTCAAGCGAAGCTCGAAGTCGTCGTAGGCCGGGACGTCGTAGTCTCCGATAAACCCGGAGACACGAGCCACGGGATTATCGACCTTGATTCGGATGTTGGGGTTCACCCCCTCGCAGAGGGAGTAGAAAAGGTGGTTCGTGTCCGGAAGACCCTGCCATCTGCGCAGTTCCTCCTTGGTGGTGGCAGGGCAGTCGCCCTTGAAGTTGTAAGGATCGGGAACGAGGTCAGCCCGATCGCTTCGATGGTTCTTGATGCAGCGGAACATTTAGTGTGCGGAAGTGTGTGGTGGTTTGGCGGCTAGGTCAAGCTCACTTTTCGTAGCGGTCGAGGATTTTCCCCTCCGCGGACAGCGGAATGTCGGAAATCCACTTCGGCGGGGTGCTCATGATCTCCAAGCAATCGCTCAGGCACTGCTCGGCCATTTCTTCCGGGACCTCAATCACTACTTCGTCGTGGACGTGGAGGATGAGCGGGTAACCCGCCTCCTCGATCCGCCTAACACATGACATAAATATATCCCTAGCTAATGCTTGACATAAATTCTCCACCAAACTTCCGAACCATAGGCGAACAGTCATCGGGCTGCCGTTCTTGACCAGCGTGGCGGTTGTGGATCGTCCACCGCTGGCTGCAACGTCGCGGTAGATGAGGCGGTTGCCGGATGGCAGGACAAACTCCAGCACTCCGTCCTTGCGGGCGGCAGTCAGGCTATTGTTGAGGTCCTTCCACAGGCGAACCACTGCCTTCATGTTCTTCTTGTAGAGGGCAGTGAAGGACTCCGCTTCCTTGAGTGACTGCCCGGAAATGGATGCGATCTTCGCCGCGCTCGCCCCGTACTGGGTACCTAACCCAATGGTTTTGAACGTGTTACGAAGAACAGGATCATGTTTCTTGAGCGATCCGCGGTCCTTGGACCACATCTTGAACATCACCGCAAAGGCTTCGTAGATGTCATCAGGGGATTCCCGAATCAGGTCCATCGCCTTGTGATCCTGCGCCAGCCACAGGATGACGCGCACCTCGATCTGCGAAAGGTCCACCACTACCAGCTTATTGCCGGGTGCGGCGGAGATCATTCCGCGAATGTTGGCTCCGTGAAGCGTGGTTCGGCTCAGGTTCTGGAGGTTGCCGTTGGAGCCACCTCCAGAAAACCGCTTTGTGTGCGCGCCGCAATACATCATGCCACCGTAGTAGCGCCCGTCCAGTGTGCCACGCTCGAAGCCTTCCAGCTTCTTGATCAGCGCGTTGACGCTGCGCCAGCTGCGGACTGCGGTCGCCCATGGGAGCTTCTCACCATAGGTCTCGATCCAGCTATCCGCCTCTTCGCTGTCGATGGCGAGGCTGGCTGGTGGGTCAATGCCGTACTTGCGGCACTCCTCAGCGAACGCCTTGGGCGAGAGGAGCGGCTTGTCGCCCGCCCACGGGATCATCGCCTCGGCGTCGAACAACACCTGCTTCGTGTTGCGCAGGTTGTTGTGGAGCATGTCGAGATCCATCGGCAAGCCGCGGCGCATCATCCGCCGGGTGTGACAGGAGATCCATTTCTCCTGCTCGGGCCAGCTCTCGGAAAGCTCATCCCACACACGAAGACAGTACCGGGAATCCTTGAGGGCGTATTCAGTGACCTCTGCCTTGAATTCGGGCGACATGAGTTCCCAGCGCCGGTTCTTCATGTTGTCGCGGGTGGTCTTCGGCATCTCCTCTTTCCAGATCCACTTGACTGCGCCCTTGAGCGAGCGGGGGATGTTGAAGTAGGCGCACAGGTCGGCGGTGCAGTGCCATTCCGCGAAGGCCACTTCGGGGTACCAGCCCTGCTCGACTCCGAACAGGTAGAGGGTTTCGTCGAAGGCCGCGTTGTGGGAGATCACGCGATGCCCTTCGAGCATCTTCCAGTCAAAAAGCTTGGGGTGTCCGCAGAACTCGTAGCCGTCGCTGCCGACGACTGACACCATGTAAGCGTCGAAGTCCGGGTGTGAGAAATAGCCTCGGTTGCCGAGGACTCGGACAGAGCATTCGTCCGAGTAGAAAGTTTCAAAGTCTACTGCGTAGGTGTTCATGAATTTGGGTGGTCTGTAGAAAGTAAAGCGGGTGGATAGCGACCTGCTACCCACCCGCCCTTTTGCTGCTTAGTTGCTGCCGTGGTTGAACTGGACGATGTTGTCTGGTTCAGGGAATGGCAACTCAAGCTGCTCCGGCTGCTCGGTAGGGGAGTCCGAGTTTTCATCCAGCCAGTCGTCCAGAATGCTCTTCGAGCAAAGCAGCCCGTGAAGGCGTGCCTGTGCTGCGGCGAGCATGTGTGTCAACTGGGTGATGGTGCCGTCCATCTCGTCGATGTCATTCTGCATCTCTTGGACGGTCGCCTTGACGAGGTCCTCTGGCAGAGGTGGGACAAAGGTACTCATTACTGGGCACCTCCCGAGAGGCGGCTGGCGAAGGCCGCGGTTTCAGGTCCAACGATTCCCTTGCTTGGGGACAGCGAAGGAACGTACCACTTGTAGGCACCCTTGGTCACAAGATCGCTGGAGAGGTTCCAGACGATATCGCTGACAGGCTTGCCGGGGTTGAACGCCTCGAAGGTGGCGAGACGCTTGAACGTGGTGTCGTACGCCTTCTTCTGGGCGAAGAACTTGCCGATCGCCCACTGTTCGCCATCGAGGTCGAACGGGAACGCATCCGCGTCCTCAGTGTCCGACGTCTTCTGGATGAGGAGGGAGATGTAAGCGCAAGTGATGAACTTGAACTCGTTGTCCTCCTCGTTGTAGTGGCGGTCTGCTTCTTCCTGCGAGTGCAGGAACACTGGTTGCTGGTCGCTGTCGAACGGGATGTCCTGCTTCCAGTACTTCTGTGCCGCAATGACAATCGCGGGAACCTTGATTCCCGGACGGTAGAGGATGCTTTCCCGATTCAGGACGATCGAACCCACTGGGGCTTCGAAGTCGAGGTCGGTCATCTTCTGGACGAACTGGAGGCGCGGCAACTCAATGTCACTGGCTGCGTAGGCCGCAGCGGGGGCTGGGGCGGCGGCAAGCGCAGTGGTTTCTTCGGGGGCTTCAGCGGTTGATACGAATAATTTGGTAGCCATAATGGTTGTGTAACGGTTTGTGAGAGGGAGCTTTGCCGGATGGCTTGGGAAGGACGTGCTCCGAGGACGCCCTGTCAGGGAAAGTTAGGGCTTCTTAGCTTCGATGCGGGACTGAATGACCTTGAATTCACCCGCCGTGACGTTGCCAGTTCCGGCATATGCCGGGACAAGGGTGTCTCGTATTTCCCGCAGTCGGGTCTCCGTTACTCCAGAGGCTCTTGTAGACTCTATGATCGCGAGAACGGCTTTATAGACTCTGGAAAATACGTAAAGGGCGAGGAGGCCGCTCCCCAAGTCTTTCAAGAAATCCAACGCAAGCCAGCCAATGCCGATCTGCTTCGCTCCTTCAGTGACTCCATCCACGGATTGGAGGACCAGTTTTAGTTGTTCGATGTCCATGATTCGGTGTGTTGTGTGTCAGGTATTACCAGAAGCGGTCTTCAGCGGCTTCAGCAGCCTCGTCGGAAAGGGTGTCCCAAGTTTCGGCGTCCACGTCAATCTCGCCAACTTCCGCCCACGCCTGCTGGAGGTTTCCAATCAGCCCGTAGAGCTGGCACGCAGCAATTCCGCCCAAGGTGTTCTCAGTCTCAGGTCCTTGGATTCCTTCCAGAGATGTACACCCCGGCGAAGACTCAACTCGCATTTCCCGTCCGTCGATCTTGAGGGAGGCGCTGTAGCTGTTGTTAAACTCGATCTCGATTTTCATGCTGTTACTCCTTGGTAAGGGTTACTCGTTCAGACCCAATCTCGACAGCTCCGGAAGCGACCATCGCCTCCTCGAACTGCTCAGCGTAGGCGGTCTTCTGCCCTCGCTTGGCAGTAGAAGAATACAAATCGCGGACCTTGGCAACAGGAAAATCAGCGAGAGCCAAAATTTCTTTCGGGTCCATGCCGAGCTTCTCCGCTACGTTCAGGAAATCCGCAGGGCTGGTCACCTTGCGGGTGCAGCCCATCGACCGGATCTTAAAACCCGTAGGAGGAATCCCGTCAAGAGCTGCAAGGACTCCCTTGCGCTTGATTCCTTCAGCCCACTTCTCGACGATCGAAGCGATCGTGTAGAGCTTGCCGAGGGTATCCGGGTCTTCAACTTCGGAGGAACGGATCGGTCCTTCAGGCAACCACTCGGGCTCGTACTTCGCCGCGATCTCGAAGGCGAGGTGGCCGAGGGCGGGGCAGCGCCCTTCCTGTGCGAACTGGCAGTAGTCGCATCCTTGATTGGGGTTCAGCTCCTCAAGAGGTGGCTGCCGGTCCTTCTCCCAGCGGAGGCGAGTGATCTTGCCTTCGAGGATGACCGTGGCGACCTTGTCCTCCAGAGCTTCCAGCTGGTCGCGGGTGAACGTACCATGCAACTCCTGCCCGCGTTGCGGAATCAGGAATACGCTGTGGATGGTGTTCACTTCAGGCCAGCGTTGGAAGACCCCGATGGCGTAGTTGAACGCCTGCCAGTTGTCCGCCACCTCGTCGATCTCGCCGATGCCGGTCTTGTGGTCAAGGTTGAGACAGGTATCGCCTCCGATGACCACGAGATCCGACGTGCCGAAGTTGCTGGACCCATAGGGGAGTTCCATGTCCAAGGCGACTTCCTTGTGGATCTCCACCGGAGTGTCGCCAAAGATGTTTTGAATCCAGCGTTCCTCGCCCTCGATAAGCTGGTCATAGATGGCGATTTCAGACTCATCGTGGAGTCCTGAAAAGTCGCGCATCTCTACTGCTTCGTGAATCCTTGTGCCTTTCTCTGAGGCGGCGCTGGTACCGCCACGAGACTTCCATCCCCGGCACGCCGAGACGTACTTCAGGGAGGAGGGTCCGAAAGAGTGATGGCCTCGTGAGGCGTGGTCTACTTGGTTCATGCGTGTAGTGGTGAGTGATATTCAGATACCCAAGCTCGGAGTTCGTCAAGGTTGATCATCGGCCTGCCGAACTTGGGGTAGATGTTTTCAGGGCAGATGTTGAAATAGCGCGGGTCGCCCAGCGTGGCGCTGTGGACGTGCCCGTGGATGTTGGGCTTGCCCCGGAGTTCCTGATCGTGGATAGGCGGGTGGCTGAGCCACATGCCCTTGTACTTCAGGAGTCCGTGGATCTGCTTGTAGACTTCCAGTTCTTGTGGGCTGTGGACATCGTGGTTACCCTTGATCAGGACCTTCCGCCCCGGCATTGCGTGGACAATGCCGAGGCTGCGCTCATTGAAGGCCATGTCGCCGAGGCAGAAGACAATGTCTGATCTGTCCCCGGCGGTTTTCTTGCTAACGACGCTGGTCCAGCATTCAGTGATCCACCGCACGTTGTCGGCCTCCGAAACAATCGGGCGATCGGCAAAGTTTGCGATGTTCTCATGCCCAAAGTGGGCATCCGAAATAAACCAGCAGGACACGTTAGAGGATATCGTTGAGTTCACCAATGGCGTCGAAGATGAGTGGAGTCGCTTCGCTATCTGGAGAAGACAAGGCCAGCGCAGCGACCAACATTTCGCGAACCGCGAACAGGCGGGCTCCCGGGCAGTCGCACTCTTCGTCCTCGTCAGGCTCGCACTCATGGGCGATGATCGCCTCGACCTGCTCGTCGTTGAGGGAAGCGTGGGCGAACACGTTGGTTTCTCCGACGCGGCGGTAGCCGAATCCGGCATGTAGTTCTTCGTTGGTAGCGCCAGCGCCGGAGGCAACTTCTGCTTCCTCAGCGGAGATTGCCACAAGGGCGTTCACCGAATCAGGAATGTCGAGAGTGAGTCCGTCGCGGGGGCCTCCGAGGAATAGGCAGTCAGTGGTGTCGTTCATGGTATGGTAGGTTCAGGTTCCGTGTAGGGCTTCCAGATTGGAGAGCTTCTTGTGGATCGCTTGCAAGACGTACTCCTCAATCGTGCCGCTGGCAACCAAAATCTTTTGGAGCGCGTCACTTTTTGAGTTTGCCCGGTGGATTCGACCGAGTACCTGCTTGAAAGTCTTGGCGTTAAAGGAGAGAGAGATCAGCGAGACTCTCGGAAACTTCCCGTGCGTGTCCTGCAATCCGTCGATGCCGGTGCCTCCGGCTTCAGAGTTCAGGACGATGACGCGGAGCTTGTCGTCGCGGAAGCGGTCCACGTAGTCCTGCCTCTCTTCGGCGTTCTGTCCACCGTTGACGAAGCCGACTTCCATTTTGAGCGTGGCTTCCAGTGCAGGCACCAAGGCGTCCAGCGTCTCGCGGAAGTTCACGAAGATGACCACCGACTTGTGCTCCTCGATCATGTCCTTGGTCATCTCGACGATGTCCGGGACTTTCAGCGCCTCGGTGAGCTGCCTCGCCCGCAGCATGCGGGTCAGCAGCATGGTGACTTTGGCATCTTTGTCCCTCGCCTTGGCGCGGTCCTCCTTCTCGAAGGTGTCCATGTGGTCCATCAGCTCGTCAATCACATCGGTCGTGACACCTGCTTCCTCGTAGAACTTCTTGATCTTGGCGACTGCGCCGAACTCGATCGGGTCTTCAAGAACCCAGTTCTCGCGGAAGGCTTCCGGCAAGTCGCGCTCGGTGATGCGGACAGCTCGGTCCTTGTAGAGGCGATCGTGAAGAGGCAGGAGCTTCTTGACTGGCCCGGGCCTCCAGTTCTTCCACTGGTCTTGGAAACAGCCGAAGGACTTCATCCACTTGTCCCAGCTGGGCAGCAGCTCGGTGCCGCGGTTCAAGCCATGCAGTTCCAAGGCGTAGCCGATCGCCCGCATCTCGGTCGGGTCTTCCGCCGCAGTCGCGGACAGGAGCAGCGTGCGCACGCCCTGCATCTTCGCCGAGATCAGCAGCTGGCTGCTCTGGGTAAATGGCGACTTACAGCGTTGACATTCGTCGAACACCACCAGCGTATCTTCCGGCAGATCCCAGCGCATGATCTTCTTCGTCACCTTCTTGAGGTGCGCCGACCCGTTACGGATCTTCTCGTAGTTCGTCACGAACACCGGCTCAATGCCCCACTCTTCCAGCTCACGCCTCCACGAAGGAAGGGTGGCCTTTGGAGCGATCACGGCGATCGGGCAGTGGAGCTTTCTGGCCACGGCACACGCCATGACGGTCTTGCCTGAACCGGTACAGGACGAGTTCAACGCGCTTCCACGCTCGATGATCGAGGATACCAGAAGCTTGACTGCCTTCTCTTGGGCTGGGAATAGGGTCTTCATTCTACTTCAAGAATCCAACGATCATTCGCGTTGACGATCGCCGTGATTTTCTTCTGCGGTGCTTCGCGGTTGAAGTCATTCAGATGGTGCCCGACGCTGACGAACGGCCCGCCCGGAGGATCAACGAACCGGAAGACCCGCCCTTCCGAGGTGTCCTCGAAACCGCACCGGGAGTATTCGGCGCAGACTCCAACCAGCTCGACGTAGTAGGTTCCGTCTTCCTGTTCGTGGAAGATCATGGAAAGGCCATGGCGACCTTTGATTGGGAAGGAGTTCATCGCGTTAAAGGGAACCAGCGCCCCAGCTGGTAGCGAAGTCTTCAAGTTTAAACACCGGCGGGTTGGGGTCAACGATGTCCACGAAACCAGAAGGCCCGCCAGCGTAAGTCTTCTTCGCGGCGGCGGCGATCCGCTCCTCCCTGAGCAACCCCTTCATGAGAATCGCATAGTTGACCAAGTCATCGCAAGCATCGTCCACGGATTCCCCATCCACGGCGCAGACTCCGTTCTTGATGAAGGCGCGCACACGCTGGAGCTTGTCTGTAGAGCGTAGGATAATACCCATCACTGGGTGAACTCCGTAGGCTTCGGCAATCCGGAAGTTGGCAAAGGGGTCGCCGTCGCCTCCGGAGTAGTCCATGTTTTTCTGCCGCATGATCTCACGGCATCGGGTGGTGGTCTCTTCGTGGAGAGACAAGAGGTTGTCTAGGTTCACTGCTTCTTGGGGTCAGGTAGTTGTCTCAAATACTCGCGCATGTCATCGCGCGCTTGGGGGTCCGTGTAAAGGTCAATCTCGCCGTTGCGGGTGAAATCCACCCACCGCGCTACCGGGCGCATGACTTGGATTCCGTAGAGCACGGAACCGTCACGCTGGGGGAACTCCGTTGCTTTCGTCTTCACGCTGGTTGGTCAGGTATTTCTGTTTCCGGTATTCGGGATCATGAGCCACGAGCCACTTGTGCAGCGCCCGGTCAACGTCTGAGAAGTTGTGGTCGTCCCCGCGAGCTGGCTCACGGAATCCGACTGTCGCTTTGGGGTGGCGGTATCGCCGTTTAGTAGGTCCAGCCATGGTTGTTCAGAGAGTCAGGGCGGCGATGATGGCTCGTTCAGATTCTTCCGTGAGCCCTGTGTAGCAGTCAGTTTGAACCAGCTTGTGCCTTAGGTGCGCCATGTCAGACCCGTCGTCTACAATGCAGAACCTTTCCGGGGTGCCGTGCTCGTCCATCCATGCTTGGATCTCGTGACCCCGCTCCTTGGCGAGATACAGCCCATTCATCTTGCGGCGAACAAGATCAGGAGTGGAGTCAAGTATGGAGAGCCCTAGGATGTCAAAAGCCGCGAGGAGTTCTCTCATGGCAAATGGGTAGATCCGCCAAGTTGACGAAAGTACAATCCGGCAATCGGTTTGGTCCACAATGTTTACCAGCCGGGCGAGTAGGTCTTGCTCTAACCGCATGTGTGACTTGCCACAGCGGTTTAGAACGCCGTCCACGTCTAGGAATAGGACAGGGAATTTCACGAGCTTAGTAGGTCCAGCCATTTTGAAGGATCTTTGCGAAGGAATCCAGACGGATGACCACCACGGGAACCCGGCGATCCTCCATGAGGACTGCCGCATCTACGTGTTCGGTCAGCGCCGAGGTGATGATGGCGGGCAGCGCCTTGCGCGCCTTGACTTGGATGCGGCACCCGGCGGACTTCACGTCCACCTCTTCGTGCTCACCCATCGCCCTGCCGTTGGAGCCCCAAGCGCGCTTGGCGTCCAGTCCTTGGGATTCCAAGTACTTGACCAGCTTGACTTCAGCGCGATTGCCTTTTGCTTTTGAGGGGCTTGCCATTACGATTCAAGGGAGTTGTGTTCAAGATACTCAGCGAGATCTGACAGGTTGTCGAAGTCGCACAGGGTCTCGAACATACCATCTTGCAGACGCCCCGAGCCATCGGAGTACATCTCTAGTGTGCAGCTAGCAAAGTGCTCGCCCTCGAAAGCTTTGAAAAGGTTTAATAGGTGCTCTGCTTCCATGGTCAGTAGTTGTGTACGTTGTCAGGACCCCCGAAGTTGTCGGAGTCATCGCCGGGATCGTATAGAGCGATTACCAACATCACAAGAAGAATCAGCGCAATTGCCTCACTCATTTTTCGTAGGTGGTGATCAGGCGTTCGAGTTCGGAGACCGTGTGCTCGTCGGCCATCGGGTTCTGCACAATCAGCTTCAGGCGTTCGATGATCGCCTTGCGCTTTTTGCGTTCGTCATTGACCATGTCCAGCAGCTTGTCGAATCGCTGGGTCACGGCGGGTGGGTAGGAGTAGGTTGCGGTCATGATTTCGAGAACCCCGATTCAGGGTCGGTTAGAACGTCTTCAAGTGATTCGTGCTTGAGGCCACGGATTGTTTCGCAGTACTGGCTTTCGGCGACTTGCTGGAGGAGTCCAGCGGAAACGTCGAACGGCGAGAAAGGTTTCGCCGCAGGCTCCTTCTTCCTGAAGATTGAATCGTAATTCGTGGCGAAGGCATTCCGATCCTTGACCCGGTTCCAGCTTCCTTTGTGACTCATGCCCTCCTCCAGATTCCTACTTTGTTTTCCGTTTCATCCAAGCGCACCGAGAACTTGCGTCCGGTATCACTTCCAACTCGCGCGGCATGCCGCCGCAGCGTGGACACATGGGCTGGCCCGGCGACTGGCATGACGACCGCTTGGCCGACTTCCAGTTTTCGAATGGCTGCGCCCAGTTCAGAGAAAGATCCTTTGCGGCGACCCGCTCGGGAAGGTGGTAGGGGTGTTGCTACGATTTGCATTACGCCGCAACAGATACCCCACCCCGAACCCACAGTCAATGAAAATGTTCAGAAATTTTCGTCATCCTCTGGATCGACCACTTCCGCCTCCACAACCGCCCTTGCTGGCTGCGCTTGCAGAACCTTCAAGTCGATGCTGATTCGTCCTCCGACTCCAGCTCCTCCCTTCTTGCCGCTGATTCCAAGGCTATCCCGAACCATGCTGTCGAGTCTCTGAATATCGCTGACGTTCTTTGGGATGATGACTCCGCTGTTCAGGACTTGCTGAAGGATCTCGGTGCCCTTGGCTGCGATGAAGGCGTTGTACTGGTCAGCCGGGGTCGCCGCAGTCTGAACCGCGGTCGCCAGTGCGTGATCCCGTTTCTCGGACTCTTGGATCTTCACCAGTGGAATCGACTCGTCAGTCTCGATCGGCAGGACGAACTGGGTGTCGTCCACCAGTTCCTCGGGCTTGTCCTTGCGGACTGCCTTGGCATCCCTCGCCCAGCGCGTGATGGTCTGGGTGGAAACGCCTACCGCCTTGGCGATGGATACGGTCTTGTGCCCGTCACGCCAGAGCTTGAGGGCTTTCTTCTTTACTGCGGTGGGGTGGGCGATGGTCACAGCGGTTCGTATCCGTTGAAAAGGTATTCGTGAAGCAGTTCCTGCTGGGGCGAATCATCAGTCAGTCGCAGGCGGCGGTTGAGCTTGTCGAGGATTTCCTCGATATCGGCGCGGGCTTCTTCGAGGTCGGACTGGTTCGCGATGAACCATGTTAGGAAGCGTTCTTCATTCATATAGTCTGGTATTGACAGCTCGAACCATGCACAATTCCCGGGTCCCTTGCAAGAAAAATTATGACCCGCCTTCAACTTCAGGCCGATGGCAGCTGGGAAATCAGCGGATTGACCATCACGCCGTGCAATGTGCTGACCGCCTACCTCTACGCTTTCCGCCACCATGAACTACCCGGAGTCCGGGAGCACTGCTTCTGGGAGATTGCTGACATTCTCTGGAACAATGATCAGGAGAAGCCGCTTTGCGTCAAGCACAAGTGGGCGGAGCAGACGGTGCGCGCCTGCGTCCGTGAAAAGTACCTCGCCCTCGGCGGGTCCGCTGGCTCCGGCAAGTCCTACACCCTAGCCGCCTACGCGATTGTGGAGTGGCTCTGCGCCCCGTCCGAGACGCTGGTGCTGGTCACATCCACCACGCTTCAGGCATCACGAACCCGTATCTGGGGCGCGATCATCAAGCTTCTCGATGCCGTTGACGGAATCCCGATCAAGGTCCGTGACTCGATCGGATCAGCAGCCTACGTCACGCCTGACGGAACCATCCTTGAAACGGCTGGCATTCGCCTGATCGCCGCTGAGAAAAAGCAGACTCGCGATGCCGTGGGTAAGTTGATCGGGATGCACAACGAGCGCGTGGTTCTTATCGCCGACGAGCTATCGGAATTGTCCGAGGCGATCGTGCAGGCGGGGCTGTCAAATATGACGCAAAACCCCTACTTCAGACTGCGCGCTGCGTCCAACCCGAACTCGCGTTTTGACGCCTTCGGAATCTGGTCTGAGCCTGCTGGTGGTTGGGATTCCGTCGATCCGCACACCGCGCTGAAATGGCGCACAAAGTACGGCGGATTATTCCTTCGTTTTGATGCAGAACAGTCGCCAAACTTGGACTTTGATGAGCCCCCTTACCCCTACCTCCCGACCCGCGAGGGCGTGGAGACCAGCAAGGAGCAGATGGGCGCAACCAGCCGAGGCTACATGCGAATGTATCGCGCCATCTTCTTCGACTCCGACGAGGCAGAGGGCATTTACACAGAGGCGGAGCTGAACAGGTCCGGGGCGTGCACTTCGGAGCAGCTGACCGGCGTGGTGAAGATCGCTGCGCTCGACCCGTCCTTCACCAACGGCGGAGACGACACGGTCCTGATGTTCGGCGAGCTGGGTTACGACAACCTTGGGCAGTATGTCATGCAGTTCAAGGAATACGTGAAGCTCTTCGACGATGCCAACAACAAGGCGGTGCCGCGCACTTTCCAGATCGTGCAGCAGGTCAAGGCGCAGTGCGAGAAGCGCGGCATCTTGCCGGAGAACCTCGCCGTTGACGCCACCAGTGCAGGCAATCCGTTCTGCGACGTGTTGGCGACTGAGTGGTCCCCGCAGATCCTGCGGGTCAACTTCCAAGGAGCCGCGTCAGGCAAGCGGGTCTCGATGAACGATCGCCGCGAGGCGAAGGAGCTTTATGTGAACCGCGTCAGCGAGCTGTGGTTCGTAGGCAAGGAGCTGATCCGCTGCCGCCAGCTGCGGGGCATCCCGAACGAGATGGCGAAGGACATGTGCGCTCGGAACTACGAAACCGTGAAAGGCGGCGCGGGCTTGCGCATGAAGGTTGAGAGCAAGGCGGACTTCAAAAAGCGCATGACTCACTCGCCCGACTTGGCGGATGCGGGCTTCATCATGCTCGAATTGGCCCGCGAGAGGTACAGTTTTCTCGCCACCGAACCAATAAAAAACGACGACGGGCTGGCCCCGTTGAGGAGAAATTATACCTCCCGAAAATTAGATGCGATCAGTAATTCACCACATAGCATGCTGCTAGAATAACGAACCACTTATCATGTATCATTTATCCCTAGTCACGAACAGGTGGATATTATCCACGTATTGTCGTCACCAACAGCTGTTTGAAGTGCTCGTGCGACTCAATTTCTGAAGCGTGAAAAGTGAATCGTGGTAAGGGATTCGTGGTAAGTGAGTCGGAAATTAGATTAGCTTCACTACACGCTCTCTCCTTAAAAGAATAAGAGACTACGCACATGTATGCAGGGGAACGTATTCTTTTTCCTTCCTCTATTGTAGTGACGCTAATGTAATGCTCAGTTTTCTTTTAGGCTTCGGCGGAATGGGGTCGCAATTTTTATGTTGACCTCGCCGCGGTTTTCGTGCGATAGTCCCGCCATGTCAGCGACACGCTCCAAGTTTCTCCCTTCGATCGGCGAAGACCTTCGCCTGTCCGACGTACTCGCGCCAACCGCATGCTTCCTCAGCTTCGCCTTCGGGTTTGCTGTGCGCTGCCTACTCGTGTTGACTCTGGTCGCGCTGCCTCTTTCCGCCGAGCCCGCCTCGAAAGTTTCCCCGAACAACACCTCCCACGCCTCTCCACGATGCGCACCAAGGGAGGTTCCTTTTCTCAGCAGACCTCCCGCGCCTCTGCCTGCAAGCGCACTTCGGGAGGTATTTCTACCCAAGTGCCCTGTTGTCGCCCCCGCCAAACCCCAAGGCCCGGTTGCGGAACGCCCTCCCCGGGTTGACCGCAACTGGCCCGAGCGGCGAATGGCCTACTCGCCTGACCTCCGCGACCCGAACAAGTGGGTGCGCGAGCAGGAGAAGCAGGCATGGCGATTCGTGGATTCCATTGGCAAATGATTTCGCGCCTGATGCAAACGGTGTGGGCTTGGGCCTCAAACAACGACCACCGCGACAGCCGGAGAGACGGCTTCAACTTTCTGACAGTAGCCAGAGCGGGACCGCAAGGCCGAACCAGTCTGGTTCTTCTTTCTGCCGAATCGTCCAACCCTAGGACCCCCGGACAGTACCGGGGAAATGTGGGTCTGAAATCCCACTTCGGCTCCTGACTTTCAGCCAATGGCAAAAAGAGTTGCTGGGTAGCTCCCAGCTGATTTGGGTTACGGGCAGCGGTCCTCCCCCAAAAAGAACGACAAAAGGAGCGCACAAATTTCAACTGCGGGGAGAGTGCTGGTTCTCCCGGGGTCTCATAAGCCGCCGTGACGCGAGTTCGATTCTCGCCCCCGTAACCAATTTCAAAGGTCCGCCTCTGGAGAATCCGGAGGAGCGCACGGGTCCTGAGGACGTGAAAAAGCAGCAAGAGCCCAGCCAAGTCTTTGGACTCAAACTGAGCAGGCTGGAGCCGCAAGCACGAAAGGCTTGCTCCGGACGCGGTAACCGGTTACAATTTCCTCACCATGAGTAAAGATCCCCGCCTTGAACGCGCTGGAGTTTCCGGCTTCAACAAGCCGAAGCGCACGCCAAGCCACCCGACCAAGTCGCATGTCGTGGTCGCCAAGGCCGGAGACGAGGTGAAGACGATTCGCTTTGGGCAGCAGGGTGTCTCCGGGTCCCCCAAGAAAGAGGGCGAATCCCGGGCTTACCGCAAGCGCCGCGAGTCTTTCCGAGCCCGCCACGCAAAGAACATCGCCAAAGGAAAGCTTAGCGCAGCGTGGTGGGCTGACAAAATTAAGTGGTAATTAATCATGTGACTTTAATTACTCCTAATGCCCTACCTCGACCCAGAGAAACACCGCGAGTCCCGGCGCAATTCGGCGCGGCGGAACAAGGACTGGTTCTTCGAGTACAAGAATACCTTGTCCTGCACCGACTGCGGTTTCTCGCACGGCGCGGCGATCCACTTTCACCACCTGCGTGATAAGGTTGCAACCATCGCCACCATGGTGAACAAGGGCGTCAAGCGCGAGGCGATCATGGCCGAGATCGAGAAGTGCATCCCCCTCTGCGCCAACTGCCACGCCCTTCGCCACTACAACGAGGATTACCACGCCGCTAGAAACGCCCAGTTCAACTAAGATTTAGATTGACTTGAGTATTGAATGAATCCCGAATCACGTATACTATTCCGGGATGGCAGTTACCCGCTCCCTTTCTTCTCCTTCTCAGGTTCTCAAACGCGAGGCTCGCCGTGCTCAGCGGGCGGGATTTCGCGGGGTTGCAGAAAAACTCTACGGAGAAGGTGTCGCTACCTCTCTTGAGGAGAAAGAAGCCCGCGGCTCAAACATCCGCTCCTACGAGGAAGAAGTCGCCCGCGACCGGACCCAACAGCGGGCCGCAGACCTTTCCAATGCTCAGCGAGCCGCCCTGTTGCGCGGCGAAACTCCTGCAAGTGCCCCCGAGTCCACGCAGTCGCCTGCCCGCTCGACAAACGCTTCTCTGAACGAAGCGCGCCCGGGCGAAACCGCCACGCAGTTCTACGCGAGGCAGCGCGAATCCCGGATGGGTACTCCCAAGCCTGCCGCCCCCGCCGCTACAGCTTCGCAAACCACTCAACAGCCCGCCCCAGCTCCCAAGCCTGCTGCCCCGATCGACTACCTCGACACCAGTGGTTCGCCCATGGTCGAGCAGACTCGCGCGGAAAAGGACATGGTTCGCCGGGAGGCTCTACAGAGTGCCTACGACAGGCTCACCAATCCAACAGGCGCAGCGGGCAGCATGGCGGAAGTCAGCGCGCAGCAAGCCAAGGCGTCTGCCGCCCCCGCAGCCCCGACTACTCCAGCTGGACCCACCATGTCTGAGCTTGTTTCCGGTTTGCGCGAGTCCTTTGATCGCCGGAACGCCATCAACAGCGAGGCCAGCAGAAAGGCGGACATGGGACGGACAGAAAAAGAAATTAGTGACCCCCGCTCTGAAATGGGTCTTGACGATGTAAAAATAGCCCGCGTCGAAGAGGAAATAGCCCGCATCAAAGAGGAAATAGCCCGCAACGAAGGGGGAATAGCTCGCAGCAACGCAGAAATAGCTCGCAGCAACGCAGAAACAGCTCGTCTAGAATCCGAGATTTCTCCCGGAGCGGCTCGTTTTACGGGACGCCTGATTCGGGATGCAGCCACAGAAGTCGGCTCTGCGGCTATTCGCGGCCCCCAAGTCGCCTCTGAAGCAGTTAAGAGCACGGCCTCTGGAATGCTTGAAGCAAATAGGCGACTCTTGCGAGGAGCTAAAAAAACCGCTTCAGAGAGCGCAGCAGGCTTCCTCCGCAGCCGCCGCGAGTTTATCGAGGGACTCCAAGGCCAATAAGTTATGCCAGTTTCAGACACCGCAGCCTTTACTTCAAATCTGTTTGGGTCCATCCGATCCAACCCAGCCCTGTCGCCGCGAGCACGAACCGCACTCACGTCGAGCATCCTCGATCAGCAGGAGAAGATCCAAGACGAAGCCCTCAAGCGCAGGCAGCAAGCCCAGCAGATTGAATTGGGCAACATCCGTCTGGAGGGTGATCGCCTTGCCTTGGAAGAAGCCCGCCAAGCCGCGCAGGTCAAGCGGGATGCCATCGCCCAAGCGCCTGTCGCCATGCAGACCTTCGAGAGCATCCTTGACGATCCGGCACTCGACCCCAAGACCAAGCGCGCCCGCATTAACCGCGCCGCGATGGGCTTCGCCAGTTCGCTGACCTATTCGCCAGAGCTTCAGGCGAAGTATCGTTTTGCTGCGCAGGCGGCAGAGCCTGAAATTTCTGACGGCGAAACACTGACCCCGTATCAGATCACGTCGCTCAGGAATCAGGATCTCGATAGGCAAGAGAAGGCGCAGGAGAAAGCCGAGAAGCTTTCCAAAGAGCAGAAGGAGGAGCAAGAGAAAGCCAAGAAGGCGGAGCTTGAGTTCCTCGACCGCATCAAGGACATCCAGATCGGACCTGAGTACGACCCCAACCAGCAGGTGCCAAAATTCAAGACCCTCAACGACAAGGAGCTTGTATTGGACATCATTGATCGCTACGATCCCGCAACTTCTGATGCCTACCGGGATAAGTCCGACAGCGAGATTTATTCCGCTGCCGCCCAGATCCGACGCAAGGCTTTCCGACAGACCGTTTCTCCAGCCGCTGCGGCGGCACCCAAAGTTGATGACCGATCCCGGTTTCGCTAAGACGAAACCCTAACCACCCAAGCTGCACCCCGATGCCCGACACATACACCGACTGGTCCGCCAAGAATCCGATTGCCGACCCAGTCGAATCGCTTCGTAGTTTCAACGATTACAGCCGCGCCGAATACCTCCGCGCGGGCCAGCTCACACCAGAGCTGAACGAGGAGATGGACAACAATGCGTTTCAGTTCGCAGTAGAGAAAGGGCTGATCCCCGCTCCTGCCGACGAAGCCGCTCTTCAGGAATCCTTCAAGTCCTTCATCCTTCGCCCGCAGTCGGACAGCGTTCTCGCCCTCGCAGGCGACAAGCTCTCGGACGAGGGCAACAACGAAGGCGCACTCAAGGTCAAAGGCTACCTCGCCGCGAAGCGTCAGGCAGGCACCCCGATCATCACCGATCAGGAAGAATACGCAGCCCGCCTCGAATCCCTCCGCAAGGAAGCGGAGCCTTTCTTGGATGAGAACTCCCTGAACAACGCGAAGCGTTACGCAGTCACCACTGGCAAGGCGAAGTTCGCCACCGTGATCGAAGATGGTCGCTACCGTGTGGTCGCCGATCCGGCCCTCGGAGAACTGGACGACGCCACGATCGCCGCGTACTCCGCAGCCAACCCGGACCTGATCGACAGCCGCGCGCTGCCACAGATCCAGCAGTCCTTCCGCAAGATCCCCGGGCTTGACGTAACTCCTGCCCAGCTGGAGCGCAAAGGCGATATCGAGTCGCAGATGCTAGCACTTGCCAACCGCGACCCGGACGCAATGCGCGACTTGCAGTCCGCAATCAAAGGCTTCAAGTCGGACAACCGGACTACTGGTAAGACGGTTATTGATTCCGTTTTCGGGATTCCTGCTGCCGTGATCAAGGGAATCGGGGAAGGGATTCAGTTCGCCACGACCGGCGTTGCCCCGAAAGGTGATGGCGTGATTCCTGATACCGTGGAAGCGGTTGCGGATCGCCTGTCCCGTTCCGAGCTTGGCCGGTTCGCCACCATGCCCGAGATCGCTGAGGCTGTCCGCGACTTCGCCACTACCAGCGGCGTAGACTCGGTTGAGTTCGACGAGAAAAATCCTGCTTCCGCAGCCCGCCGTCTTTCCACTGGGATGTACGCAATCCCGAAGCGTATTCAGGTCAACAAGGATCTCTTCAACAAGACGCTCGAAGCCCTGCCTCTCTCCAAGGAGCAGAAAGCCCAGATGACCGAGAAGCGGGATGCCAGCCTCAACGCATACGCCAAGGAGCTTATCCCGCAGCTGATCCAAGCAGACGGGAGCCTCGCCGACGTGTACCAGACGGCGCGGGACGCGGGCAAGTCAGACGGCGAGATCATCGAGCAGATTGCCGCGAGCGGTAAGTACAACGGTGCGGCCAACCGCGCCGAAAGCCTCGGCCTCGCTGCTTTGCGGACGGTGACCGATTTGATTCCCGCCGCAGGGGCGCTGATGCCCTTTGGCTTCGGCAGCCAAGGAGTGAAGGATCTAGGCTTCAAGATCAGCCAAGACATCGGTGAAGAGCAGGCAGCCAACGCGGCCCTTGCTGGTGTGTTCGGCAAGGACTTCGGGTGGGGCCAACAACTTGTCGAGCAGCTCCCGCAGCTCGCCGCAGACATCTTCGTATCCCGTGGCGCGGGTCGCGCTGCTGGAGCCGCAGGCCGGATCGCATCGACTGGTGGCAAGGTTGCGGCGCGTAGTCTTCTTGGCGTCGAAGCCGCCGAGGCCCTCGCCAACTTCTCCAAGCGCACTGCTGGCCGCGCGGTATCTGTTGTCGGCAAGACCGTGGCAGACGACTTCGCCAAGGCGCTCAAGGCAGCTCCGAACGAAATCGGCTGGCTCACTTCCCAAGGAGCCCGCGAGTTCGGCGCTACCTACTCCAGCACCCGCAGTTCACTGGAAGCCCAGCGCGCCCCGGACGGCTCGAAAAAGTTCACCCCTGAGCAGGTGGAGAACATGTCCACCGAAGCGGCGGCGCTCTCTGCGTTCTGGTCGAACGCGATCACGCTTGGCATGAACCGCATTGGCGGCGGCAAGCTGGCTGGTGTGGAAACCCTCGCCACGGGTCGCGGCGTCAGCATGAGCAAACTCAAGGGCTACTACGACGACGTAGTTGCCGGAGTCGAGAAGCTCGCCCCCGAGGTCCGCTCGCAGATCAGCCTTGCTGACTTCGACACCTTCGCCCGCGACGTGGTGAAGTCTGCCATGTCCCCCGCAAAAGGAGTGCTCTACGGAGCCCTTGGTGAAGGCGCGGAAGAGTTCATCCAGAATGTCGCTGGCGATGTGGTCGAGTCCGCAGTCACCGGCAAGAACTTTGACCTGACCGACAGCGCCCGCGCTGCGGCTCTCGCCGCGTCCTTTGGCTTCGCCCTCGGCGGCGGCAGCAAGGGTGTGGAACTTCTCGAACAAAGGTATCTCTCCGACCCAGCTTACAAGCAGGCTGAGTTCGAGGCAAGCTACCTGTCCCGCACGATCGACAACCTCAAGGCGAACGGCGCTCCGGCTACGGCGACCTTCCTTCAACGCCAGCTGGACCTCGCCCAGCAGAACAAGGAGACCATCCGCACCCGCCTCACGCAGTTCGCTGCGGACGAGGAAGCCGCTGCGCAGGCGCAAGCTGCTGCCGACGCGACGGCGGACACGCAGACCGCTGATCAGATCCGCCGTACCCGCGAGCTTCAGACCACCGCTGCCCGCCTCGACACCCTTATCACGAAAGTCGAATCAGGAATCCCGGAATCCGAACAGACGGATAGCCAGAAGGAAGTCCTCGCCCAGCTCCGGGCGCGTCGTTCCGGAATCGACGATCAGATCAAGCAGGTCGGGTCAGTAATTGTTTCTGGAGGAGCCCAAGCCGAAGCTTTGGGGCTGGGCGCTGGACGCCGGGTTTCTAGTGCTATCGAACCCGTGGCTACACTGGCCGCACCCCCACAGAATCTTTCGCCCGTCGAAGGTGTACCAGTCGAAACCGCTGGACAATTTGAGTTCCCGTTCATGGCTCGCTGGAATGACCTCGGCGTTCGCCTTGGTGGTGCAGTCGAGATTGCCCCCGAAGACGCCCAGCTCATCGACAAGGCGCAGATGGAGTTCGGCTTCGTGCCCGAGGCTGAAGAAGCTTCCCGCGAAGCGCAGCTCTCGCCATCCGAGCGTTCTCTGAAAGTCCTGTTCGACAACACCACTCCTGAAGAACGCGCAGCATTCCAGCAGCGCAGCTTTGCACGTCAGGGCAGGTACCAGCAGATCGGTTCCAGAGTCGCGGAAATTGATAACGAAATCACGATTCGTGATTCCGGGATAAGTGA